AATGCAGGAGAAAATCCACGGCAAATTGATCTTGGATCAAAATGGACACAAAACCAAAATGGTCAGTGGGAACGAGACGGATATAAAGTTGAACAGATTTTTGATGCAAACGGCAGATTAAAAGAACTTCATATTACGGCACCAGATAACTACAAAAATGTGATGCTCGTGCCAGCGAACCGCAATGAAGACGACATACGAGGATATGCTGATCGCCTTCTTGAGACGGCAAAAAACCTTGCCGAAGGTCGTGCCATGCAAGCACAACCTCCACAAAATCAACCCCCTGCCCCCATATCAAGACCGCTACGACGACCGCGAGGGCGCAGGGCACAACAAAATGCTCAACAATTGAAGATGAACAATCTTGTTGACAACCATTCAACATCAATGCCAAAACTACAACCAGACGACGACAAATTTGTTGCCGTTCCTGTTGGGAACAAAGGAATCAATACTCTTGCCGATGCGCGAAGGTACAACGGTCCACTATCAGATATTCCAGATGAGTTTTTGATGGATGTTGTACAAAAACGAACACACAAGGCTAGTGGTCCGATAAGCCCGAATGTTGTTGAGGCTGTCAAATCGGTGTTCCCGTCTGCTGATGACGCCGAAATTGGAACCATTATGCGCCGTCTAAGTCAAAATATGCGCAGATCACTGAATGGTGACCCGCCACAAGTAGTTGATCAGGAAACAAAAGACTTAATCAAGGCGTTGCAAGATAGAAAGATAGATTTCATTCAGGTCGGTGTGGGTAATGGAATTACTGCACCTCAATACTATTTCAAACTTTCAGATGACCCGACTAAATGGGGGCGCGGATATTTCCTCAAGAAACCAGATTCACAGTGGGAGAGACACCACGGTGCTGGTAAACCAATATCTCAGCACGCAGAACTAGTCGGAAACGTTTTTGCCAAGGCGATTGGGTTTGCTAACGGTTCTCCACGAATTGTTAAGGGAACTGGTCAAAGTAAGTTTTTGTTAATGGATATTTTCGTCAATAACGCAGATGGCAAGGTTGCTGGTGCATACAGTCCGGGCAATGTCACAGATGCTCGTTCTCGTCTATTTAACGGGATACTCAACGCGGTAATAAATGTTGCCGATAGACACAACGGTAACGGTGATCAAATCAAAGGCAATGGAGCAATCCCATTAGATTTTGGTCGCGCCCTATTTGGTCGGAGAACCGCTCAACAACAATTAGACTATTTGAATAGCCTAGGAATGGATCGTCGTTCTTGGGCAGGATATTCAAAACGTCTTGATGGTAAGAGCGGAGCAGCAAAAACACGAGAAATTGCCGCTATCCGTGCTGAGTTACAAGCGGATATTGCTACAGCGGCAGAAAACATGAGGAAAGCACTAGAGCGCGTTGATGAGATAAACGGAGCGTTTACGGTGCTTGAAGACTCCGTTAAAAACCGTAGAAGGGCAGACCTTGTGCACAACATTGATGAATTTGCTTCGCCAGCATTCCTTGACGGTTTAATGCGAAAGATAGAGGCTTAGGAGATGCAAATATGAAAAAACTTATAGGTGTCATACCAAACTTTAATTTCGCTATTTCCTGTGACGGGGAAAATGTTGAAGTGATCGGCTCTAATGACGTTGCCAACTCAATTAGGGAACTAATCAATGACCCTAAAAGCATGTACAGCGAATTTGTTAAAAAAGGAACAATGGATGATCCTGTTGAATATTGGGGTTCTTCCGCACAAAATTTTGAGTATGAACCGCTTCCTTACTCGCAAGAAAATGTAGACATGATAAAAGCAAAATACGGAGAATAATGCTTCAGAACATTGTTGACTTTAAAGCGAAATCGTTTCTTACTGAACGAAACACGTCTACTATCGCTTATGAAGTTAAAGGTGTTCGCGCTATTTGGGATCCAAGCCTTTCCATTCCCGGCACAAACCGTCGTGGAGGTTGGCGCTGTCCTGTAGGGACGCGATACGGAGGACAAATAACCGACCGTTTCGGTAGGTCTTGTGGATGGGGTGTGGCTCGTCGTATTGCTAATCAAATTTCAGATATTGGTGAACGGCTTGAAAATGTTGATGATGCTCGTCGTGGTCGGCGTATTGCTCGTCGTGAACGACGGATACTTGCCCGTTTAAACCCTCAAGATAGAGGCGCTGGTCGTCTTGAGCGCGGGCTTCGTGGTGTCGCTGACAGACTTGATGGGGGAGAAACACCAACGCCTGCTGTTGGTCGTAGAAGAACTGTTGTTGCACGAACACCGTCAATAGACACACCAGAACTTCCTCCCGCACCAAGACCGCAACGCAGAAGACAAGCGCCTGCACGCCCTCAACGAGACGAAGCAAATCTTCTCGCCGCAGAACCTATTGAAGTTCTAGAAGAAATGCGTGATGAGTTAGAGAACGCTACTGGCGGTAGGCAAAGTGACGACTACAAACGAGTAATGGCGGAACTAAGACGACGCAATGCCCCTGTTCGCCCTGCCCGTAGACAACAGCCAGCAAGACGTAGAGGCGGTGGCAATCTTCGTGAGTCAGAACAACGGAGAATGGAACGAGAAATTGAACAACCGGGTGCACCAAGAACAGGAGAGGCACCTGCCCGTCGTCGCCGTCGTGCGGTCGCTGACGCAACACGCGCACCTCGCGCTCCGCGTCGCCGACAAGAAGAAGCAGTCCAACCAGCGCCAGAACCAAGAGTAGTTACGCCTCGCCGTCCACAGCCAGCGGACGACGCAAATCTCATCAAGAGACCGAAGCGTCGCAAGCCAGCAGGTAGCGATAACGCTGCTCGTTCAGAGCAATTGCGTCAAGCACGAGCAGATAGGGCTAGAGGCGCAGGCAAAGAAGTTGATGTTGACAAAATACTTAATAACGAAAATTCGCAAGAATACGTTGAATATCTACGCGACAGAGTACTCAAAGAACAACGACTTGTAGTTATTAATGATTCAGAAAACTTCCCTAATGATAGACAGCAAATGCGCGAAAAGTTTTGGTCTGCAAAACAACGAATTAGGGCAGCGAACGAACGCATTGAAAAACTACAACAGGCTATAAACCGCGGAGAACTTGGCGATAACGACTATATGGAAATTGGCGGTGAGCGCATCACCGTAGCCCGCATGAAAACACTTATGGCTGATCACCGCGACGGATGGCAAGAAGTCGCCGATCAGTTGGAATCAATGCCCTTAATAAATCCAAATAATGCGTCTCCACCTACTCCTGCCCGCGCTCCTTTGGGTGTTCCGCTTCTTGACAATAATGCGTTTGACAATTTTGTTCGCGGATGGATACCAGCAATTGGTAAAGACTTAACCGAAGAAGAACGACGCGTGATGCGTGAACAGTGGGACGCAGAAGAAGAGGCTGTTGATGAAGTGCGACGTTTCTTTAGGCGTAGAATCGTTGATGAGGAGTTGGGCGGTCCAGATGATTTGCGTGAGCGTATTGCCTCAAACCTAGAAGAAATTCGCAAGGCGCAATCACGGATAGACGGCGATGTTGAACTAATTCAGGATGGTGCGGCAAACGGTCAAAGACGCGCAGACGCACTCAACAGAATCGTTGTTAACGCGCAGGAACGCAGAAGGCGAGTTCTTGAAAACGAATTCATGGAGCAGGCAATCAGGGATGCACGATCCGATTCACCTAAAACCCCAAAACCGAAAACACCAAAGCCCAAAACCCCAACGCCAAAACCAGATTCAATTGATGCACCATTTGAAGCGCCAACCCGCCGTGACATCAGAAATGTTCCTGAAGAATTAAAGCATGTTCCACCAAAAATGGAAATTGCAAAATTTAGTGCTGAAGACGAACAAGTTATTGAGCGAGTACTGCTCAGTATCCAAGACCCAGAACGGCTTGTTGAATTTGGCTTATTAGGCGATCAGGCAATATTTAACCATAATGAAGGACGACAGTTGGCTTTGCGCCGATACCAAAACGAACTAGATCGTGCTATTGCTAAATACAAAGCAAACCCTGACGGTTTCAACTTGGCTAACGAAGTCAACGCAGCAAAAGCCGCATATATGGCTCATCTTGCCCCATACGGAAGCAAGTCGCAAGCAGAAGACCGACTGAAGGCATTAAAAGAATCAAACAAGACACTCCTTCGGGCAATCCAACTTCCAGCAGGTAATACACCACGCGACAGAGACGCAGCCCGAGCACAGTCAATGGATAAATTAGGTAAAAATCTTTCGGAGATAGGAAAAATTGAAGGACATCTTCAATTGAATGATTCGCTTGAGCAAGAAATCCGTAAAGCAGTAGAGCGTCAAAAACAAGGATTTGTATTTAATCCAGATGCGACCGATATGCCGAAGCCGACACCAGATGATGTTCTTAAGCAAATCAATAAACAGATAGAGGCTGCGATTGATCGTCGGCAAACTAAACTTGAAAAATATTTGAAGAAACGCCATCCTCAAGGTGGTGCACCGTATGAAGATATGACCCCTGAAAAGTGGAGAACATTAACCGCCGCGCAAAGACAAGATTATTTAAAGCAGGCGTATAGTCACGACAGGATTGAAGGGGCAAACGGAAAACTTTACCGCGCTGAAGCAACGGTTCGTGGAAGCATGAATAATCATCATGTTTCTGTAGTATTTCACGAGATAAACAAAGATGGGGTGATTATTCGTAGAGGTATTGCATCATCAAGTCGTGATGTTTCGGCGAGCCAAGTATCACAAAACTCCATGTTTGTTACGAGCAAAATAGATCGTGGTGCTGATATTCAGACAATTTATAATCAGCACGCCTTTTTGTACCTGAAGAAAATCGGTGTATCAAAAGCAAAAGTAAATGCCGCTGATGACGGGCAATATGTTTGGGCGCGTGTTGGGTTCAAGAGAAGCAGACCGTTGGATAGAATGGAATTAGAAAAACTTGAGGCTCCTCTAAGGTTCTACGAGAACTTTGGTGCTGGCGGACTTATCGGTAACGACGCCGAATATCAGAGAATTAAATCCATACTTACACAGGCTCGTGGTGGGAAAACATTCCATCACCAAGATATTATTTTTGCTTTGGACGACCCAACTGGTGACAAGACACGGGCAGAATATGTGAAACAATGGTTCAAGGATGGAAGATCTGGTCTGCCATTCCCGGGTGGTGAACTAAGTTTTGCGGCACAAAAAGTTGGCGCACGATTCGCTAAACCAAAAACTCGTCGCCCGCGTATACGGGTACAGCAACCGAGGGCGTAATGAAACTTACAGCAGAACAAAAAAATTCTATCAAGTCGGAACTTCTAACAAAAGTTAAAAACGCCGAAACTCGTTCACGCATCATTTCTACCGCTTATGGTTTTGCAAACGAAAATGGGCAAGATGGCGATCTTGAATCAATGATTGCTTTTCTAATGGATCCCAATAACTCCGACAAATTAGACGACCTATACGATAAGTACTCAATGTCCATTCCGTATGCCACAGAAATTGAAACATCTAACACTAAAGATAAAAAGTAATGGAAAATAAAAAACCTGATTTAACGACGAGAGAGCAGGCTCTTCGCGTCGCAAGAATGCTCGGGTGCCAAGGCGCGCATGAAGGCGAAAAGGGCTGGATGCCTTGTGCGTCAATGGATGAATACGAAGCAATCAAAAAAGGCAAAGAAGAGTATTTAAAAGTTCGTGCTGCTAAAAACAAAAAACCAACACCCAAAATGGTTCAACGCACAAAGCGTTTAGAAACAAAAACAGACGCGTATTACGAAAGCCGATCTGATGCTTTATCTATTTCTAAGATTCGCGGTTGCGGTGGCGTGCGGACAATCATTCTTGCTGGTAAACGCTATTACGCTCCGTGCGACCACAAACCACGCAAAGGTTGGGAAAAATTAGACGAGCGCCCTATTGCTGGCATTGAAACATTGCCCGGTGGGGGGCTTGTTTCCGCTGCTGTCGCTGGCAAAGAAGCCGATGAAATCATTGAAGAAAAAGGTTTTGTTAACTTTGTTAGCCGTTCTACCGACCCTGATACTTTCAGCGATCCCGAGTCTGCTCGTATCCGTGCAAGAAACCTTGGCTGTATCGGTATCCGCCGATATACCGCACGAGACGGAAAACTTGTTTGGTTGCCATGTACGAATGTTTCCGACTACAACCGTGCTACTGGCATACGAGGCGATAATAGCCCTCGCATAAATCCTCGCCGCCAAGGCTCAGGATACAAGAAAAAAGATGCGATAGATTACAAGGCTTTAGGCAGAACAATCGGTGGATACAGGAGAATGTTCAAACCAATAAGCGGAGTTGTTTCAAACGACGACGGCGATGGCGACGGGTTTAGAACAGGTCCTGACGGTCAAGATAATATTCCCGTTATCAAAGTGCCAAAACCTCAAAAAAAGAAACCAGCGCCTAAGAAGCAAGCGCCAAAGAAAAAGTTAACCCGCGCACAGCAACGAGATCTTGACGCGTGGGATGAGGAAGTTGCGCGTAGGAAGCGTGATAGAAGACTCGCCAACGCGAGAGGATATGTTTACGAACCCGATGCACCTCGTCTTGCCCCTGGCGCTATTGCCTACGATAAGGCAAAAGAGGTGCTGGATTATTGGGAATCAACTATTGAGGCGATGGAAAAAAATTCTGGAATCAGCAAAGACGATAAAGACTATGCGAAGAAAAAACGCATTATGATGCGTCGCGCATATGTTGCATCAGCAAAAAAATTTAAATTATCACCAAAACAGGTTCAGCAACATATAAACGAACATAGCCGTCAGGAGAGACTTCCATATGTTGTAACGCCTGAAGAACTAAATGTTCGCGATATTATGTTGCCTCGTGGTGTGAAGTCATCTCAAAAGGATGCTTTAACGGATGGGATTTTTTTGCACAAGGTTGTGGCTAAACCCAAAAAACTTCCTCCATCTATTTCAAGTTCAGATGTAAATAATCTTGCCATTCGTGTGCGCCAACATAACGCCAAAGCAAAAACTACACAGAAAACAAATCTCCGCGACCTAAAGACCGTGTATTTACGCGGTCTGCAAGATGGGGATCGTTCTTCAGCGAATAAGCGGGTTTCTCGGTTCCTATCGTTGCTTCTTTCAGATAAGCCAAAGGACGTAAAGTATTCTGATGATAACGATTTACTGCCGCTAGATCACCCATGGCGCAACAAAAAAACCAACAAAAAATGGGCTGGTTTTGACGACGGTGAATACGGAATCAAATACAAAGAACAATGTTGCCCACAAATTGTGAAAAGACATTACGCAAAATAACCCGTTTTAAATGGGGTTGCATTTTTAATACTACTTTGATGTTATTCTCGTATTACAGTAATAGTAACTGGACTAGGTGCTTACCGAAGTCTGCAAATATCCACGAAGTAACCACCAAAAAATCCAATTCACTAGGAGTGAGAAAAATATGTCATTTGACAACAGCCGTTTAACTGAACTTCAAGGTGCAATGCGCGCCAAGATGGCAGAAAACAAGACCATCGCCGACAACTTCAAAATTGAAGACGGCACCGTGGTCGTATCAGCAGAACAAAAGACCGCGTTTGACAAGAACATGGCAGACATCCGCGAAATCAAGAGCCTCGTTGAGAGCCTTGAGGCAATGCGCGATGCTGACAAGTGGGCTTCTGAACCACAAGATTCAGTAGCACAGGCTTCGGCTTTTGCAACTTCGGAACTTCAGCAAGCAGTACAGCAAGTACGCTCCAAGAGCATCGGCGAAGCATTCCTTGCTTCAGCAGAGTTCAAGTCGCTTCTTGCTAGCGGATCAGCAAACATGCCAGCACCATACAAGAGTGACTACAACGTAAAAGACTTGTACTCAGCACTCCCAACTGGTACACCTGGCTCGTTTGGAACCATCCAACGCGATGCAATGGTCGTTCCTCCAATGCGTACCAAGCGTGTTCGTGACTTGTTCCCAAGCCGCACCACGACTGCCGCAATCATTGAGTACTTCCGCATGACAGGCTTCACCAACAACGCAGCAGCAGTCGCTGAGCGTTCAGGTGCCGCCTTCGCAGCCAAGCCACAGTCGTCCTTCACCTTCGTTGGTGAGCAGGCTCCTGTTCGCACCTTGGCTCACTGGGAAGCCGCACACCGCAACGTTCTTGCTGATGAGCCACAACTGCGCTCAATCATTGACAACGAGTTGATGTACGGTCTCCGCTTGCAGGAAGATGCACAAATCCTCAACGGTTCAGGCACTGGCGAGAACCTCACTGGTATTCTCAATACCTCTGGTGTTCAGACCTACAACTGGTCAGATGGCGTTTACTCCGCCACCGCAGGAATGTCCGACACCAAGGCTGACGCAATCCGTCGTGCCGCTACCCTGTCCTTCTTGGCTTACTACGAGCCATCGGGCATCGTTCTTAACCCGAACGACTGGGAAGACATTGAACTCAGCAAGGACGGCAACGGCGCTTATGTCGTAGCAGTCTCTGTTGCAATGGGTGGCGAGCAGAAGTTGTGGAGGATCCCAGTTGTGGATACGCCAGCAATTGCTGAAGGCACTGCACTTATCGGTGCTTTCGGTACGGGCGCACAAATCTACGACCGTGAATCACCAAGCATCCGTATCTCGGAACAGCACGCAGACTTCTTCGTGCGTAACGCGATCGTCATCCTTGCCGAGCAACGCCTCGCTCTCGCTGTGAAGCGACCAGAGTCGTTCGTTAAGGTAAGTTTTGATGCGGCTCCATCAGCCTAATCACTAAGCAATTAACAAAAACCCCGCTTCAGCCGAAAGGTTGGGGCGGGGTTTTTGCTTTTGTGGGATAATGGAGGCTATATGAAGTTCACTGAAATAATTGATCAACCGATTTCGGTTCGTGTAAAGGCTGAAACCAAATGTCCCCCTGCGACATCCGATATCAAGTTGAACATTAAAAATAGGCAGAAAGCGATAGATGACGCTGGTTACGGTCCGCTCAATCCAAACGAACCCAATAATTCTTTTTGGGAGAATAAGGCTGACAGATGGGATGTTTCTGAAGGAGAAGCGAAGAAACAACGCTGTGGGAATTGTGCGGTCTTCATCAAGACGCCACGAATGCTGAAATGCATTGAAAGTGGTTTAGGTAACGAAGAAGGAAACAGCGCTTGGGAAGTTGTGGATGCTGGCGATCTTGGTTATTGCGAAGCATTTGATTTTAAATGCGCCAGCGCGAGAACTTGTGATGCATGGGTAAGCGGTGGTCCGATACTGAAAGAAAAGTCTGATAAGCCACTTAAAGACCCAAAAGGTGGGCTCACCGCAGCGGGAAGAGCCCATTTCAACCGCACAGAGGGCTCAAATTTGAAACCGGGAGTGAAAGGTCGCGCCGATACACCAGAAAAAATGCGTCGCAAAGGTTCATTCCTCACCCGTTTTTTCAGTAATCCATCAGGACCAATGAAGGACGAAAAAGGCAGACCTACACGCCTTGCTCTTTCAGCCGCGGCATGGGGTGAACCAGTTCCGCAAAATGCGGAAGACGCTAGTGCTCTCGCCGCAAAAGGGCGACGCATGCTTGAGCGATACAAGAACTCCAAAGATAAGGATTAGCCGTGGAAAGATTTTGGTATGGCGCTACTGTCAAGAAAGTTATTGACGGCGACACAATTGAGTTGATGGTTGATCTTGGTTTTAATATTCACCATAAAATGCGTGTACGGCTTTACGGTGTGAATACACCAGAGTCACGAACAAAAGACCTTGCTGAAAAAGAACTTGGATTAAAGGCAAAAAAATTTACAGAAGATTGGCTAACTAACCACGAGTGGGTATTTGTCAATACGATTCCTGACAAAAACGATAAATACGGTCGCATCCTTGCACGAATTTTTAGTTCAGACAAAATTGATGACCCAAAGACAGCATGCCTCAACACCGACATTATTCAGTCTGGTTATGCGCGTGAATATTTTGGTGTCGGCGACAAGACTTGGGCTGAATTTAAAACAAAATAATTAAAGATGTTTAGAGTTTTCTTGCTCTAACCAATTTATCTGCTTTTCTAGTTCGCTGATCTTCAATTTCAATACCGCTATTTCGTCTTGCAGTCTGCGCGTGGCGTTATTGTACAAAGCATTAAATTCTGTTTCCGCTAAAGATGTTTTTTCAAGCATCACCCAAGATTAGCCTGTGGTTCAACAAGCAAAAAGTATGTTGCAGAGAACCTTTTCCCTGCCGTTACTGGTCTAACCCAATGCCATATGTCGGCGTCAAAAAACAGACATGAATTCGCTTTTGGTTTTATAGTAATCAAATGCGTAATGTTCGCGTCGCCGATTCGTGGCTGTGGTTCAGACGGCTGAGAGGTTGAAAAACAGACTTCCCCACCTTCGTAGTTGTCATTAAGGTAAAACACGGCTGATGCGTTGGGCGGAAAACCAACTTCTGGATCATCAGGATAATCTTTATTCGGCACCGAATCTTGATGATAATCCATGCCTCTTTGATCGTAAAACGCAAGAACATTACCGCCTTTTATCTTGAGTAATTTTTCACCGAAATGGCGTGGATATATTTCAATTATTTTCTCACGCACAGACCATGTGTTCAAGTTTCTTAGATTTATCAAATGAGTGGTTTGCGGATCAGAACTACCTTCGCTTTGTAGTGCTTGATTCAGAAGCGTTTCGTGGTCTGTTTTTGGCAGGAAATCTGTCAGATAAACAAACGGATAAAATTTTTTGCTACCCACTAAAGGGTTTCCCATCTCATGTGCTTTTTATAGACATCAGGGCTAATGACTGTTGGGTCAACCCACCAATCTTCATGAATAGTTCTCACCACCAATGTATAGCCGAGGCAGTCAAGGATTTCTCGTTGCGCATCTCTTTGACCAGTGTTGCGGAAGTACATGTTTGCATCATGCTCAAAGGTGATAATTGAAAACCTATATTGGGTTAGCGGAACGGTAATCAAACCTAGAAGGGTTGTGTAGTGATTTCCGTTAGGTCTTGTCGCCCTGTCATATCCCGTATCTATGTCTACCTGTAGATAATCAATTTGCTTAGGGAAAAAATTGTCGCGGAAGTAGCCTAAATAATCAAAATTTAGAGCATCGCCCATACATGGATTAAACCTATTTTCAATGAACTCGGAACGGCGCTCATCAACCAACTCAAAGGAAACACCTTGCCATCCATAATCTTGTTCCAAGATCTTGGTATTACTGCCTTCGGATGAATGGAAAGCCCCAAGTTCAACATAGAAGCCTGCTCTTTTATAGTCAAGAAGTTCTAGAACGAATGCCTCTTGGTTGCTTGAGCCTTGATATTTACTCATTTACGGTATCCATTTTTTCTGACAATATCGCCAACTGTTTTGATTGTTGCTCCGAGCGATGACTTTATGTCTTGGTTTGTGATATTGATTTTAGTTGTTTCTTTTTTGGTCAAACTCAGTTCATTTTGAAGAATGCGAATAACTGACTCAAGTTCTTTAATTTTTTGATTTGTTTCTTCAACGAAATCATCAAACCGAGCCTCTAAATCATTTCTTTCATAGGGCATATTAATCTTCGCTTTCTTGTTTTTTGACGAGTTTGATTGCGCGTGAACATATTTTATCCCACTGCTCAGGATGGTTTTCTTTGATCCATTGAATAGCAATTTGTGATCGCTTATTTGCTACGACCTGATGAAAACGCGCTTGCGATTTACCAACAGATGTTTTCCTGTAATTGCGCATATATTCCGCAGCGGCTTTCCTGCACAATTCGCATCTGCATTTAATGTTGGTGTATGTGGCGTAAAGCCCATGTTCTATTTCGTCTGACATGACCAACCGTAAATCGTTTTGAGGTGTGTTCGTGCGACATCGTCTCGCGACACAGTTCTACCAGAATATCCGCCAGCCAAAGCAAAAATAGCCTTACTGTCGCCTATAAAACTAGAAACCATTCTTTCCCTATCCGCTATGACATCGTCATCTATCCCATGGGATCCTATTGGGTCTATGCCTGCGTTGTAGATAAACAAAGTCTTATCGGTAATGAAGGGTTTGGCTTCCGCCAACGCCCTGCTGATCGCTTCCAAATAATTTTCGTTGCGTTCAAGGATGTGTAGATATGACCAATGATCTGTCTGTGTTGGGTTATATGAGTCAAATCCGTTGGTTGATAAATCAATGTGGCGTATTGGTTTTTCAGAGGTTTGAAATGTGCTGTTGAATGCCTTCAAGAAATCCATTGTTCCGCCACCACAATGGGCATCAAAGTCAAGAATAATTGGCTCAAATCCCTGCTCATACGCATATATGGCAGACAACGCAACCCCGTTGATAGTACAGAACCCCATACCACCGCTTCGTGAGGCGTGGTGTAGACCTGAGGACAAACTCCCGCACCTTTTTGCGCCAGCCTTAATTTCGTCAACTGACGCGATCAAGCCGTGTGTATGGGCGCGCGCAAACTTGTATGTGTTTGTGCACCACGGGAAACCTTGACTTTCAGCCAAGTACCTGTTGTTGTTTGTTTTTAATGCTTCAACATATTCCGAATCAAGCCATTTGGAAATAAGTCGTTCAGTAATAGAAATATCCGTTGTTTGCTCAGGGTTGACGATCTGAACACTCGGGATATCTTTTAACAACTTAACCCTATTAGGGGTGTCGTTTTGATCTGATTGAATCATCTCAATAATGTTGTTGGATTTGCGCGAAGTATCAAAGTTGTGTTTGATGCTCGTGTAGTTTTCGTTCCAAAATATGCGCATTTTCTTACCAACCCATCTCGGTGTGCTTGCTTCGTATTTCTAGGAGGGTTGTACCCAGATTGAAATACTTGTCAAGATGCTTGACGATAAGAATATTTGGTGCGAATGTTCGTTTCGCGCCACGAAACAACCCATGCTCAATAGGGTGGTTTTCCTGTAACTGTAGGAATGATTCAAGTGGGTCATAACCATTGGCAATCGCCACTCCCCACGCTGTTGCGGTTGACCTAGAGATACCCGCATGGCAGTGAACTAGTAGTTTTGGCACACCTGTGCCAAACTCAATAAGTTCAACCACTTCTCCATAGGTCGGTCCGCCATTTTGCTCAAACATGGTGTCGCTGAACTGAACGACCTTATGGCATGGGTGACCGAAATCGCGCACCTCGTCTTTGTGTGGACCGGCGGTTATAACGGCATCATACGAGAGGCACTCAGATCGTGCTTCTTTAAGGTTTCTAACGGTTGGTAGGGCTATCAGGGATGTTTCCATATTTCCACTTTCTTTAGTATTTGTAGTTATATTACTCATACCGTAAGTGTAGTCCCCTAGGGGGAGGTTTGGCAACCCGCCCAAACCCTTTAAATAGAAAGAAATAAAGTTTAGGTTTTTTTATTAGCAGGGGTTGTTTTATCCTCAAATAGTAGTTACTCTCTGATCCAAGAAGATATAAACCACTAGACAGAAATAGGAGCCCATAATGGCTACAACCACTTATCAGCAACTAAAGAAGAAACTCGGGGTCACCCGTGGGCGTAAGCCACTCCCCGCAGAAGAGCGTGCCCGACGAGCCGAACTCCGCAAGATTGAGGCAAAGCGTCGCAATGAGGCTAAGCGCCGAGCATCTTTTGTCTTGCAGACGAGATACAGTCAAGAATTTGACGAACTTTTTGCCGAGGAAATGAAGGCAATGAAATTGGAGAATAAGTTCGCCCCCAAGAACTAATACTTGGGGCACAAGATCTATGCCCCCCGCATAGAAGGAAAGGAGCGCCATTGAGCGCTCCTTTTCCTTTTACGGCTTGATGTACAATTGCTTATGCCTGAATACATTTTCGGTGACATAGAAATATTGCGCGCATCATCAGAACCGTGCATAGTCTGTGGCGATCCAACAGGAAACTGCATACCTGAGGGGCATCAGCCACCAAACAAAATCTTTGGTTTGGGCATATTCAAATCGTTAGACGACAAACAAACATTTCGCGTTGAAGAAGATTTTTTTGTTGACGAAGAAGTATCTGCTGGTATTTTCACCAAAGTACGCAAGTTTGCTGTCGGACAAGTAATACCGCTATCCGAAGCGAGAAAATATAACCTTACACGTAATTAGCATTTTACTTAAAATCCGCGGTGTTGTAATATGGTTCTTTACCCATATTGCCTTGTGCGCCGAAAGAGGATTCAGTGACTGCTCACCTATCTCAAGAATTTGTAGACCAATACAAGACCCAAACACCCCCATGGGGATTTAGTGGTCTAGGTGAGGTTGTTTATTTGCGAACCTACTCGCGTCGCATAGATGAACTAAACCGTAACGAAACATGGGTAGAGACTGTTCAACGATGCGTCAATGGAGCAATAGATATTGGTACTCCACTTACCACAGAGCAAGCGGAAAAACTTTTTGATCATGTATTTAATCTTCGTGGCTCATTTTCTGGTCGCGCTCTTTGGCAACTAGGAACACCACTTATCAAACAATTCAACGCCGCTTCATTAAATAATTGTTACTTCGTCAACATAGAAAAAGTAGAAGATTTTGAATTTCTTTTTGACCACCTAATGCTTGGTGGCGGTGTTGGTTTTTCTGTAGAGCGAGCAAAAATCCATGATCTACCAAAAGTTCTTCCAAATGTGCGTATCACACATGAACGAACAAATGACGCGGACATCATTGTCCCTGACTCGCGTCAAGGGTGGAGGCGACTACTGCATAGCGTCTTGAAGTCTTACTTTGATACAGGAAAGTCTTTCTCGTACTCCACAATTCTCATCCGCGAATTCGGTGCACCGCTCAAGACATTCGGTGGTACGGCAAGCGGACCCGGTGCGCTCGTTGACGGGATTGCAGATATCTGCAAAGTAATGGAGGCACGAGAAGGAAAAAAACTTCGTTCTATTGATGTTCTTGACATCTGCAACATTATTGGGCGCATCGTTGTGTCAGGCTCATCACGTCGCTCGGCACAGATTGCTATTGGCGATCCAGACGATGTCCTTTTCCTGCGTGCAAAAAACTGGGCATCGGGAGACATACCGGGGTATCGCGCCAACTCAAACAACAGCATCTACGCCGACTACTACGACCACATCATGCCAGAACTGTGGAAGGGCTACACGGGAGGCGGAGAACCATACGGGCTTGTCAACCGCCGTCTTGCACGAAAGTTCGGAAGACTTAAAGAAGAAAGAGCCGACAAATCAATTGAGGGTTTCAACCCTTGCGCAGAGATCGGTTTAGGTGATGGTGAGTCCTGCAATCTTTCCACCATCTTTCTTCCCAATATTTGCAGTATTGAACAATTCAAAGAATTATCACAACTTCTTTACATGGTTCAGAAGCAAATAACACGACTTTCTTACCCATATGCAAAAACGAACACAATCGTCGCTAAGAACGCACGATTGGGTCAAAGCATTTCAGGTGTTTTACAGGCTTCAGAAGAGCAGGTCTCATGGCTAGATGAGGTGTATCGCAATCTAGACGAGTTTGATGTTTCTTACTCAAAGGAAAAGGGTTTCCCTCGTTCGGTTCGTCTCACTACTGTTCAGCCGTCAGGAACCCTCTCATTGCTTCCCGGCATCACACCGGGCATTCATCCAGCGTTCGCTCCGTATTACATCCGTCGGGTGCGTTTCGGCGCATCTGACGCGCTTGTGGCTGGTCTGCGGGCACGAGGACATAGGGTTATATGGGACATCGGCATTGATGGCAGAGAGGATCACACACGCTATGTCGTTGAATTCCCTTGTAAATCACCAGACAACGCTGTTCTCGCCGAAAACATGACAGCAGTTGAACAATTGGAATGGGTTAAGAAGATGCAGACCGAATGGGCGGATAATGCCGTTTCGGTTACCGTCTACTACCGTAAAGAAGAACTTGACTCCATCCGTGAATGGTTGTCCAAAAACTACGATACGGGAGTGAAGTCTGTGTCTTTCCTCTTGCACGCTGACCACAACTTCCCGCTTCCTCCGTATGAGCAAATCTCGCAAAGCGACTATGAGGCTCTTGTGAAAAAAATTGATACATCTGTTCCATTGAGCCAAGCGAGCGGAATTGACCTTGACCTTGACAATTGTGCAACTGGAGCATGCCCAATAAAATAAAGTAGTCGCATGACCAAAAAACTTATTGACCTTTACCCAGTTGTTATACGAGAAGCACGGTATGGGGGCATATACGAGGGGGGCAAGTGGATTGCATTCCCTGAATGCAATGAATTCACCGAGCCGATGATTAACTATTTTGAAGGTGATGACTGTGAAGCATATGATCTGTTCACCGACGAGTACAAACAAACTGTAGGCATAGGGGCGAACCCTAACGAAGCATACGCCGACCTTTGTTTCAAAAATGGATTACAGCAATAATGTTTCCAACACTGAAAGATTTAGGCGCTCATCGCATCTACGACAAAGCATCTAAACTCATATTGGTAAATGGGTTCTCCCAACACAATACATACGATCCATACACCAAAGAGATAGATATTTGGGGTGCGATACTTCTTGCCTGCGGAGCAAAAGAAAAACTGCTTGCAGAAGGTCTTACAGAACCCGAAGAATGCGGTGTCCCACCATTTATGTGTGGAAGGGCAAGATTTTTTTGTGAATATCTAGAACTAATAATCAATAAAGAAATAGCAGAGTGGTGTAATGCTCATACTAAAGATGAAGCAATTTCTCTTCTGAAGAAGGCAAGCGATAGAGTCGCAATAACGGTTTTAAAACCATAAAACTTGCGTTAATGGGTTTTAAAGGCATAAAACTTGCAATCTGCGCAAGTTTTAACGCCATAAATAGTTGATCCCCCACAGACCTGCACGGATGTGGGGGACCAACTACTTGTCGGGTTTAAATTTTTACTTACTTAATTATCAGGCTACAACGCCACCTGGGTGTGAACCGCGAAGTGTTGCTACTGAAACAACATCCGAACCATCTTGGTCGGCTGATTGATCAATTTGAAGAAGTGCGGTGAGGTTTGAACCAGCGGTTCCCGAACCGACTGCACCAACAACCAACACGATGAGATCGTCAGCGGCAAGTTCGTCGGCGCCATCAGTTGACGACATGGTTGCTACTGCTGAAGTTCCAGCGGCTGCGATTGACCAAGTTCCGATAACAGTTCCCGAAGATGAAGTCTTGCGGACAGTTCCACTGAGAACCGAACCAGCAGGTGCGGTACCAACAGCAACGGTGATGCCACGAACACGACCTGCGACAGGAGTGCGAGCGACAACAGTTGAGGTCGTTGCAACAACGCCGTTAACTGTCATTGGGAGAAGAAGAGGGGCTGATGCTGACATTATTGACCTCCAAGTCAATTAAAACTAGTTGCTTACTACAGGAATAAATAATACATCATTTATCGCCCATCAAAAGAAACCTCAAACAAAGACTGTTGTGCTTCTCGCGCGAGAATCAGGAGCCGATTTTTTTCTTTCTCATCAACCAAACGATTTGTGGCTATTTGCGCATATTCAGGGTTTAGTTCGCACCCAAGATACGCCCGACCAAGCCTCTGCGCGACAACCCCTGTAGTACCAGCACCAAAAAACACATCTAATACAGTACACGGAACAATCTCTTCTGTTTCACATTTACACTCTTTAGCCCAACCCACTGTTTCGGTCTGAGAAAACCCTGCGTCGCCTTTTCCATTGATTTCTCCATACGCGCCGTTGTAATCGTTTGGGCGATACCTCGGATCGTCCGTCGGCAACTCGTTCCGTGCGATCCGTTTCCTTGACACTTGTCTCACCACTGGTGAGCCACATTGCGCACAACACCCCTTCTCGCTCGTACCAGCAGCAATACAAGGCTCTATCAAGTCCTGTGGAAATGTAGCGAAATGTGCGCCCTTGAAAGGCTTCGTTGTTACCGTCCATACCGACCTCTTGTTCTTGAATGCACCAGTTGACCCGTGCATCGCGTTTGATATCCCTGCTTCCTTACGGCTATCCGCACGAGACCCCCTGTCATCGTAAGCATATTTTGCTGGTTCCTTGATTGCCTCACTATCAAAGAAATAGTGAGATTTCTTCGTTAATAGAAAAATGTATTCATGGGCTTTGGTGCATCTATCGCGCACAGACTCTGGCATTGGGTTTGGTTTAGCCCAAATAATGTCTTGACGCAAATACCACCCATCTGCTTGCAGAGCAAAAGCAACACGCCACGGCACACCGACTAAATCTTTTGGCTTTAGATCTCCATCATCTCTGCCGATTTTGGCACGAAAATCTTCATTCTCCCCGCCAGCATTTGAAGCGTTGGTTGAAGCAATGCTTTGTTTCCACCCGTTGCCGTTACTACCAGCGTATGAGTCGCCTAGATTCAACCAAAGAGTCCCATCATCTCGTAGAACTCGTCTAACCTCACGAAATACTTGAACCATGTGTTCAACATATTCATCAACAGTTGGCTCAAGACCGAGTTGGCTATCCTCACGCATCGCACCGCAACGAGGGCATTGAACTTTATATATACCGTCGCCGATTGCACCCTCTAAAAGTTTTTGTCCAGTGGAGCAACTTTCACTGAATTTACTATCTCGTTTATGAGAGCATGACGGATCCCCGCCAATCCAAGTTGCGGTTCCGTAATCCCGCAAACCCCAATATGGTGGGGAGGTAACAACGCAATGAACGCTGTTGTCCGGCAGTGAAGCCAATGTTTCGCGGACATCACCGAGAAGAATATTCTTGTCAATATCTATGCGCAGCCCACTATCAGCCTCATTCATCATTATCCTTTCGTAGACCCCACATTGGGGTAAAGACTACTTGGAAAGTTTAAACCACGCAAGCATTCGTTTACGAAGTGAAGACGATTTCAGATCGTTTGCGCGAACAACAGTAGGTTGCTGTGCAATGGTCTTCATTAACTTCTCAGCGGTAGCAAATTGAGGCTTAGTTTCAACGGCTTTTTCCAATAAAAATGGATCCACAGAGGCAACCTTCCCCTTGGTTTTAGGTGCAGATGCCTTCTTCGCTGGAGCCTTCTTTGCTGGAGCCTTCTTGGCAGGAGCCTTCTTTTTATTGGTCACAGGAGCCTTCTTTTTATTTGATTTTTTAGGTTGTTTTGTTGCCATAAAAAAACCCTAGTACAAAGACGTACGCCAAAATGCAACCCCTTTATTTTGACCCGCATCAAATAAGGTAGGGTTACCTTACATGTACACAGGTTTTTATGAAACAGATTTGGACAAAATAGCCCTCTGCGCCGAATCTATAAAAACTGCTAAAGCATCATTAATAGAAGAAGATGGAATTGGCTCTGATTTAAATATTAATATATTTGGGTGGAAAGATAATGAGTTGGCTACAATTGTTCAACTTAAAGATACCTTTTCAATCCCCAAAGACGATCGCATAAAATCAGTAATAGAGGCTTCAGTAATCATGAGGCGAGGATGGGGCATAACCGAATACACGCTCGCCGCCGAGGGGTACTGCTCAATGGCGCCAGCCCAAACCTATGGGGAAAACCTCGCCCATCTGTTTGCATCAGCGAATTCACCAGTTACCGAATGTGTATCTTTCACCCATCTCAAAGTTGATGATCACATATTCGTTGCACTCCCATACAAAGTTAAACTTGGAAGAAAAGTTGACTTTGGCGATGCCCTTTGGTTCAACGGTGGGAAAGTTATGAGAGACATTGAATATCCCGCAGCCCTTAAAGCATCACTCAAACTTCCACCAGAACCATTGGATACCTCAATAGACAGAGAAGTGTACTTTGGTACACTTGCATCAGCAGTTATGCACTGCGGATTTGAAATTTTCTATAGGGACGATGTTTAATGGCAAAATCTGGTGACAAAAGCAAATCTGGTGGTAATCAGCGTACCCGTATAAACCCGATCACCAAACAACAGGAAACGATCCCCGGAAGAAAAGCAGGGAAAAAGCGTGTACGCACAGCGCCAAACGACCCATTACGCACACACGACATCCACGGACCAGTCGGAAAGAAGAATCGCAAAAAACGAGAAGAATAACGATGAACCACTTTGAATTTTTTAAAACAAATGGTTATGTCGTATTAAAACAAGCAATAGAACATGAACTGTTAGATAAATACCTTGATGCGTGGAATAGGGATAACTCCTCCAACTTTGACGAACATGGCAACAATTTTGGCTGGAAAAACGAGTTTGAATATCTCAACCATCCCGAAATCATGGATGTAATGTGTCACCACAGCATCTACAACTTTTTTGATGAAATTCAACTCGCTGTTGCTTTACATAGAGTTGACACATGGGGAACAAGTAGCCAAAAACCTTGGCATCAAGACTCGGTTTTCTCAAACCCGACCGCATACAACAATTACATTGGCGCTTGGGTTGCTTCAGAAAAAATACATCCCGAAGCAGGACCATTTCAACTTATCCCGACATCACATAACTGGGAACTAGATAAATATTCCACCTACTTTGGGGAGGATAGCGGCGAAATCATAGATGGGCGGTGGGTAAATAAATACATTAAACAAGCCATACAAGATCATAGTGATATAGAACCATTCACTTTTCTTGGCGAAAAAGGCGACGTATTGATATGGCACGGAAACCTGCTTCACCGTGCGCTAATACCAACTGATACATCAATCTTGAGGCGAGCGATTATCGGTCACTACACAAATACGCTTCACAATGAGCAGGCTAAAGACGAAACATATTTCAACACGATGGTTGAATTAGCCGCTAACCCAAAAATAAAACAATGGAATGGAAAATACTATTTTGATTTTCGGTAGATACTAAATCAGTGACGAATGATTGTCGTTGAGGTATGTCCGATATTTAGCCTCAAATTGTTCCCACTCGCGGAATGATCCGCCACCGCCATAGCCTTCAAACGAATCAATGGATCGCATGACAAACAGGTGGAGGGAAACGGCAAGAACTAGAATTATAATAAGTGAAAAAATCATGCACCTATAATGCCATCTTTTTTTGTGATGATCTGAACGAAACCATCACTTCACGAAATTAGATGGGTTCTATCTCTGTGGGAGATTTTTCCGTCTCCACAATCTCCCCATCCTCAATGTCATCTTCACCGTCGCTCAACGCAGGAAGATCTCCAAGCAATTCCCTAATTGTTTCTTTCGGCATGATCCCCGCATCACCCATCAACATCAAAAGTTTTTTGGCTTCAGCCTCTGAATCAAATTTTTCTGTTTGAACAACACCGGGAGCACCTGCCAACACGGCACGAATTGGGGAAGAATCACGAACATCCATCTGAACATTGACATTTGTTTGTTCCATGCCAAGAAGTTTTGCGCGACGATCAATAATTGACAAAACGGTAGACACAGCCTTGATATCTGGCTCTATGGAAACCTCTGTCCCATCATCCATCTTTTGTTTTCTATGTTGCGTTAGCGGCCAGATCGCGGACTGCAAAGCATCCAATCGTTCAAGTTCCATTTGCAACACCTCAGGGTAGGCAAGCAAAGCCTCTTGATTCAATTTCCCCAACTGTCTACGAATAGAGTGCGAGACATTAGAAGTTCCTATACCGAAACGACGTGCGATCTCCGCAATCGGCACACCAGCCTGACGCATCTTGAAGATACGCAAATCCCGCTCAGCAAGAAACTCTCGTGTCAACCCTTTTTCTGCCATGTCAGGACGCTTTCATAAATTCAATAACTTCAAATGGGAACACTTTCCCTCTTCTCATTTTAGTCGGAAAAGCACGGAGGTCTCGCGCACCGCGGAAATGGCGCACATCATAAACATATTCACCCACCGCCGTTGGGTCGGGAGTTAGAGAGAGACCGAATTCCGGCCAGCGTGACCAAACAGCGGAACCGAAAGGTCGTAAATCTCGTGTTGATGAAGATGTGCCTAAAGGGGCGTGGTGTTCAAGCCAAAGGGAACAGTTATAGTAGTCGCGTAGCATGTCAAAATATTTGGCTACTTCAACAGTGATTGATTCTGAAGTTCTTCCGCCGGGATCAACAAAAGACTTATAAATAGGACCGAGAAGGATTAAATCTGGTTTCACCGTCTCAACTGCCTCTTCAATAATTGACCTATCAGATGCACGCATCAAGTCAACACCTGACGGCTTTATCAAAATATGGCACTCTGGGTCGCCTTGCAGGTAGCCGAGATTACGGGCTGCGCCCATAATGTTTGCTGAAGTCCTGCGAATAATTCGCTCAGGGTTTTCAAGGTCAATAGTTAATGTTCTGATCGGCTTCATCCGCGAGAAATTGAACGGGTTAATACCAAAAGAACTGCAAATCGCTATCTGTCTTGCAAGCATGGTTTTACCCACACCCTCCGCAGCAACAACAATTACACGCTCTCCACGCTCCAAAACATTTGGGATAACCCAATCGTATTCATCGTTTTCGTTTTCAAGAAGAAAATCCGACCAATTAACTAGCCTGCCTCGGTCAATCTCGTCTTCATGTCCGAATGAGCCGATAAGCATTGATGCTTTCGTAAGCCTCACATTTTCGGAAATATCTTCTCGCTGAAGCAGGTCACTTATTCTTTCAGCAAGAGCACTTAGTGGCGTTGTCGCCTCAATGATTGCGTCAGTTTGCTGTTCCTCTTCCTCATGATCAACTATGTCATCTAGCGGTTCAGCAAATTTCATTTCCACAAGGTCATCAATTGACCCGCGAGCAGCCAACAAATCCGAAACATCTTTAAAACCATTAGGCGGAACCCAACTAACTACAGTGCAACCGTTCTGTTCAAGTGTCCGAGATACCATCTGTGCGTGTTCACGACCAACGGCGTCATTGTCCGCAATGATGTAAACATGGGCGCCCTCAAGAGCGCGCGTATGAATATCAAGCCACTTCCCCGCACCGTTCGGAGGGGTTGTGGCGCAGATACCCAACTTGACTAAATTGTCCGCATCTTTCTCGCCCTCCACAAGCCAGATAACTTCGTTGTTCGCTTTGGCATGAAGAACATCGGGAAGGCGATATAAAACTTTCGGTGTGTCATCAAGAGAAAAAATGTATCTACCCTTATTGACAGGGTCTGGACGTCGTTGGCGGAAAGTTTTCTTACCCCATTGATCCACGAATCGCTGTTTCTGAAAAAGAAGTTGCCCACGCTCGTCGCGATAGTCATATGTTGCGACGAGAGATAATTTTCGTTCTTCTTTTTTAGGTGGATACAAATCAGACAATTGCAATCCAACGGATTTACAAACCTCATCAACCGAGCAACCCTGACCGCGGTGGCAGGTAACTAAAATCTTTTCTTCGTTGCCGAGTCCCACAGACAGGGAAGGGTTTTCGTCGTCGTTGCGACATGGGCATCGTGCTTCCCACCCGTTACTAGTTGGACGAACCCCGTTTAATCTAGAAAGGAATTTGTCAACATGCTGTGGGACTGAAACATTACCCATTCGCTAAGTCTAGTCGTTTCGCGGTTTTACGCAATCGTCCTGCGTTGGCGGCTCTGCGAGCAGAGGGCGAGGGTCGGCGATCCATTGGTAAAGAAATATTTTTACTTCTTCGTAAAACTTCTCTCTCTACTTCAGTTTTGCCGCCCCAAAAACCCATTGGCTCAAAGTGAAGTGAATACTCTAAACAGCCTTCAACAACTTCACATTGATCACACAATTGTTTTGCCAACTGAACATCTTTACGAGTTTGACCAGCAGGCAAATTAGGAAAAAACAAGGTAATGTCTTCTCCTCTACACGCGGCTTTTTTTGTATCAAAAAAATCGTCAATTTCTTTAGTCTTCAAAATTCCCCCGATCTATTTTGGTCGTCCGATGTCTGCCTTACGCTACAACCAGAATATTGAAATTTCAAATATTCTTTGAGTATTTACCGATTTTTTTCGCCAACTCAATATCCAAGAAAATTCTCACATAGTTGACACGCAACACATTGTCTTCACCGACCTCGGATATCACTTCAATACTGTCCTGTGGACAACCAATTGCGCTGGCAACACCTGCTCGTAATTGGGCAACATCAACTTCTTCGTTGCTGAAATCGTCATAGAAATCCCATACCTCTTCAACGGTCGGGGGCTGTATTAGTGTCAGCGCTTTAAGTTCTTTGCCTTTTTCTTCGCCGACCACACACCAAGCACATGCAATCTTTGGTTTTGGAGAAGCCCGTTTTCTTACCTCAATGTGTCCACACTCAAGCCTATGGTAATACGAAACATCCCCCCACGCCCCTTGTCTTTCAATGGAAAGAACTGTTTTTTGCGGTGCAGATTTTTTATTGACCGACACTGTTCTCAATCCCTTCAAGACCTAACTTTTTAATGAATTCTGTGTATAGGTTTATGTTTTTTGCTCCGTAATAGCCAATTTCGCAACCGCCAAGAATACTGATGGCTGTGGTATTGCTAAAAGTTGTTTGACTGTTTCTCCAATCTGAGCCCCCTATTGTTTTCAGGTAATCATCGGGTTTCCCGCTAGTGAACTGGGTGTTTGTATTCAAGGAAAATATTTTATACCCTCGCGTCCATGCGCGTAAGGCGAGGATCTGCTCCTCCCCCCAAAATTCTATTCTTGGGTCAGGGCTACAATCAAACCAAAATTTGTTAATACTAAAATGAAATGAGCCAGAAATAACGGGAACTTCTTTATAACCTTTTTCTAAATCAATTTCTGTCCACGAGTAGTTATCGGCAAATTGATGGTTGGAGCCTAAAACGTGTTTTTTAAATTGGCGCACAAGTTCGTTGACCCACTCATTTGTATTAGGCGGTTCTTTTTCGTGAAGCCATATGTCTTCTTTGTCTGATTTTAAAAAGTCTTCTTTATTTGGATTAGTTTTTAAAAATCCGCCTGTTAATTGACTAATGATAATATTTTTCGTGTTTTCGCTTGACGCAATTAGTTCGTAGTGAGCGATCAATGTTTCATCCCAATTAGGTTTCATTCTTGTATGGGCATCTATGCGTAAAACGAATTCTTCATCCGAAAGCAATCGTGATGCCGAATAGTACGCAAAACCGAGACCTAGCGGGTGTGGGGAACTTACGTTTACGGAACGAACATGATCGCCATAGCGTTGAAATGTTTCAAACATGCGCCCATCCGTTCTTTGATTGCAAATACCAACAAATATTCGGCTTGGATCTGAAGCATTCAAAAAAATGCTGTCAACTGTATTTTGTAAATCTTCTTCCTGAAAGGATGGGATAGCAATAAAAATACGAGACATAAAAATATAGTAACCTCAACGGAATGGCGAAAATAATGGGTTTGGATCTTTCGCTCACAAGCACTGGCGTGAGTGTGGACGGGGATACGACGAGTATCCGATCCAAGCAAAAAAGCATAGCCCGCCTCATTGAAATACGCGATTTAATAGTCGCCATAGCCAAAACAAAGCAGATAGAAATCGTCGCCATAGAAGGATATTCGTATGCTTCCCAATACTCTCAAGCCCACTCCATCGGAGAACTTGGCGGAATCGTAAAAGTCGCCATGAGAGAACTTGGGCTAAAAATAGTAATTATCCCGCCAACCTGTAGAGCAAAATTCGCCACAGGTAAAGGGAACTCTGGTAAAACAGATGTCATAAACGCCATAACCACCAAAACGGGAATAACTTTTACTAGTGCCGACGGCAACGACAGGTGCGATGCGTGGATCCTTGAACAAATGACGCTCACATATTTGGGATTATCAACCTATACTTGGACACACGATCAAATGTTGGCTCTCAAAAAATGTGATTTCTCAGAATTAGAAAAGGAACAAAATGGCTAGGTCGCAACCGATATCTCAAGTTGAAATTGAATCTGAAATTATGCGTTTATTGGGAATGCTTGAAGAAGAAACCGAGGCATTTGAAGTCCTTTCGGTTGACGCAGCCAAAAAAGATGCCCTAATGAAAAGTAATTGGGCTAAAGAGTACCTAGCCGCCAAGGGATCCATCAAGGAGCGTGAAGCGTGGGCGGACTACAAACTTTCCGACGAAGCATACTCATATAAGATCAGCGAGGCGTTAGTTAAATCCAAACGAGAAAAACTATTGACCGTGCGAACATCATTGGACGCACTCAGAACATTGAACGCCAATGTTCGTATACAGACAGGACCGTAGATGTCTAATATTCATAAAAACATTGAACATTTGGCTGTTCCACTTACAGAACTTGTCCACCTAGAAAACAACCCACGCAAGGGCAACATAGACGCAATCGTCGCTTCCTACAAAGAATTCGGGCAAGTAAAACCGATTGTTATCAAAGATAACGGCGACGGAACATCAACCATAATCGCAGGGAACCACCAATACGAAGCCGCGAAAAAACTTGGTTGGGAAAAAATTGCTTGCGTAAAATTTGAAGGCGATCTTGAAAGCGCGATCGCCTATGCCCTAGCAGATAACCGAACCAATGAACTCGGAACAACTGACAGCAACCTAATTTTTGAACTACTAGGAGAGGTCGGCGAACAATACGACACGCTCATAGACGCACTTGGATGGGACGAATTTGATTTAGCCGCTATGGAAGGCGACTACTATCAGGAAGACGACACACCATACGAACCACCAGTAATACAGCCCATAACGCCGTTAACCGCTGATCCGATAAAGACAGCACCGCAAGCAGTAAGTGTTCAACTTGAAAACGGTGAAACCGTTTTAAGTGCCCCACAAGGAACAGACACGCAACAAGCAGTCACACAGGGAGCACCTTCGGTGGTTGCCAACGGGTCAAAAACAATTGTGCAATACACGCTCGTGTTTGATAGCCCTGATCAACAGCGTAAATGGTATGACTTTATTCGTTGGCTAAAAACAGATCCCGGCACAGATGGTGATACGACAGCGGAACGCGTACTTAATTTTGTTGACGCACATGCCAACTACTGAAAAAAATCGTTTTTGCTGAAATCGTTCACACAAATAGATTCACCAAGTTTTTTATAAAACCTTTTTGCAATTGGGTGAACAAGAAATTTTTTTTCACCGCCGGTGCTTATATCAATCATTTGATTAAATAGGGAGTCATAGTGGTGATCCCCCTTCACGCGATCACCACTAGGATAATCTCCTCGTGCTTCACGCATTTCCTCAGTCGGCACATGCTTGTATTGCAAATAATTTCTTGAAAAATACTTTTTCCCCTTGAATACAGTATTTGCGCAATGATAAAACGCTTGTCCGTCTTCGGGGAAGAAGGGGGATCCAGACGGGAAAATAAGCACTTCGCCTCGTTTGGGTTTATATGGAAGCAATTGATCTGAATTAAAAAAAACTACCTCTCCGCTGTCATAGTCGTCATTCCAGTAAATGTTGCAAGTAAGAACAAAATTATCTGAATCTTCACACATTTTTTTTATTTCAAAATCCGTATGGTAATTCATTGCTTTTGGTTTTAATGAAATATTTAAACCGTCTATTTGCGGACTTAAAACTGACGCGCCATCAAAGTATTCTGCTAAATTCACAGACGATTGGATCCAAGTCTCCGTATTTATAAAATCAAAAACCTTATATTTATCGCAATAATCTGCGATAACTGCTTTTCTTACATCCATCACCCGATCAAAAAAATATGTTTGTTTACGAATATATTCGTGGGAAGAGTCGTCTGGAGTTCTTAAAACATCAGTAACCCGACCGAAGGTATACCAAGGTCTGTAAGGCTCAAATAGGTGTGGTGCTTCGGGGTCTTCAGTTGTTGTTTTTTCGTGTTCAAATAACACCGATAGCATTTCTTCAATATCAGGAAATGCGCCTGTGTACACACGAACATAAGGCAAAATTTCGTGTGACTCCAAAGAAAACTCCATGAAAATAGGCTACCACCCGATATCTTTACGGCATGGAAAGTACACCCTTAAACAGCCCAACAAAATACCTTCGCTACGGATCAGGTGCTTACAAAATTTTGTGTTATGCCCGTTTCAGAAAAGACCAAGCCTTCACTTCGGTTGATTACCGAAACTTTGTTCTAGGTAATGTTTCGCGCAAAAGGCTAGACGCCAATCTCTTATTCCTGACAAAAATTGGGTACCTAGAAAAGGTCGCACACCCCAACCCGCAGATAACAAACACATACGGTTTTGCCAAATATCTTTACAAAATAACGCTGAACGGGAGCCACGCTTTGATGGTTCTTGGCAGAAGTCAGCGTATGCGTGAAGAAAAGATCAGAAAACAAAGCGCATACAACAACGGTCTGTCTCGCTGGAGGGGTGAGCAAAAAGTATTAGGATTTCAGATACAAACCAAATAGGAGAAATGATGAGCACGCTATTTTCATTAGATAACCGTATAGCCCTGCTGACTGGTGGATTTACTGGTTACGGATGGATGATCGCTGAGGGCTTAGTAGAGCAAGGTGTTGCTCGCGTATATGTTGCCGATAAAGAAGCGTTCACCCCTCGGACAGTCATAGACGAAGAAGAACAAGCCAAACTGAACGATATTTACAAAAACATTATCCACATAGAGTGCGACATAACCACAGAAGAAGGACGAGAAAAACTATTCTGCGAAATCAGCACCCTTGAACCATTCATTAATATTCTTGTCAACTCATCGCTCTACAACGCCGAAGATTGGGATCAGGTAATCAAATACAACTTGGAAGCCCCAATCAAACTCACCGAAAAATTCCTTCCGCTACTGAAAGCATCAACTAACCCAGATGAAGGAACAAGCATTTCAACTGAACAACTTTACGGAAAAATAATCAACATCTCTACCGTTGACGGAATCAATCCTCCACAAATATCCAACTTCGCCTTCAGTTCAAGCAACGCGGGAATAAATCACGCAACAAAATCATTCGCCGTACAATACATCCGCCACAAAATAGTTGCCTCATCTATAACCGTTGGATTGTTTAACACCACCCCAAACGAAGTCAACCCCGCAAACCGTCTGCAAGTTACACAACGAATCCCCGCAAAACGACTTGGACATAAAGACGACATCGTCGCGGCAATCACCTATCTTGCGTCACGAGCAGGTGATTACTGTGTGGGCACACACATCGTTCTAGATGGTGGTGTTTCAGAGATCAGAGGATGAAAAATCTATTTTCTCTTGAAGGTCGCGTAGCCGTCGTAACAGGGGGTTCAAGCGGAATTGGCGAAATGATTACGAGGGGACTAGTCAAATTCGGGTGCACTCGTGTCTACAACATTTCCGTTCATGACCCTCTGCAAGAGCGAACAAGTGTGACCTACATAAAAGAAGATCTCTCAACCCTTGACGGGATAGATCGGGCTGTTTCACAAATAGAAGAAAAAGAAACCCACATAGATATCCTCGTAAATAACGCTGGTCGTAGCGCAGGCGCAAAAAGTTTTACTGAATATGCGGAAGAAAATTGGGAAACAGCAGTAGACATAAATATGAAAACGCCACTATTTCTTACACAACGATTTTATAAAATGTTGACAAAGTCATACAAGCAAAATAATCGTTTAGCAAAAGTAATCAACATTTCATCCATCAACGGGCTTACTTTAGATCAAGACCATTCTTACGGATATCACGCAAGCAAAGCAGGATTACTGCATCTCACCCGCCAAATGTCAATAGAACTCATCAAAGATGGAATATCCGTAAACGCAATCTGCCCCGGCGCATTCCCGTCAAACATGAACCAATACGCGCGCGACTACCCATATGAAACAGCAAAATATATCCCTGTTGGGAGAACGGGAACACCCGAAGACATCGTTGGTGCTGTCGTGTACCTAGCGTCTCAGGCTGGAGATTATGTCCTAGGATCAACCCTCATCGTTGACGGAGGAGTCAGCAACACGCGATGAATACGGAAAAAATAACCCGAGTACAAATGGCAACAAAACACGACCCTGAACTATGGGAAATACAAGGCATAGACATCATCGCCAACAACTACTACAACGAACACACAACAGGAGCACAAGCCGTACTCAACGCTTGGAAAGAAATAGAACAAAAAACCTTAGATGTTGTGACAAAAAAATTGGGGTTTCCTGAACCTCTTGGCGTAATACACGCCATCAACACATTCGGCAAAAACCTTGCGATAAGCGGAGCGCTACAAAAAACACGAGACGACACAACACCTTGGCGATGAACCACATAGGAATAATCTCACCCGGCAAAATGGGTCGCACACTTGCGCTCACCCTTCACATGAACGGACACAAAACCTATTTCGCTAGCCAAAGCCGAAAAACAGAAACCGTTCAACTTGCAAAACAAGCAGGGATCATAGAACTCCCCGACATTACGGCACTCCAAAACCAATGCGACACAATCATCTGTATTGGTACAGGCGGAATCGCATTCAACACAGCATCACAAATAGCGCTTCAATCATTCAAAGGTCTCTACATAGATTTCAACTCGCTCCACACCCCACAAGAAGAAAAAGACTGGCGGTTCCTTATGGAAATATCCAACTGCCAATATGCGGAAGGTGCGTTACAGGGGTACCCGTTTGACACACTTCCAGAAACATCAGAACACCACATTATGCTCTTATCAGGACAAAACGCTGATCAAGCCGAAACGCTTTTTAGCAACACAATTTGGCGCATACAGAAAACAACCAGAAACGCTAAATCGGTCAACAGAGAACCGTTCTAACGTCCCACGCTGGATAAACTAAACCGCGTGGAGACCAACATCATAAAATGCGGTGACGCCCTACAAGAACTCAAAAACCTTGCAGATAACAGCATAAACACCATTATCACCTCACCGCCATACAACAAAAAAGGTATCCAAAACGGCAAAACACAAAACAGCAACCAAATCTGGCAGAAACACAATATTGACTACAACGAATACCACGACAACATGCCAGAAAACGAATACCAAAACTGGATAATAGAAATAATCAACGAACTACACCGAATCATCACCCCCGACGGATCAATCTTTTTCAACCACAAACCACGCCGACACAACAACCAAGCACGGCTACCCACCGAATTCATACACAAAACAAACGCACACATATATCAACTGATCATCTGGAACCGCAAAAACAGCCCCAACATACGCAAAGACCATCTGCTTCCAAACACCGAACACATCTACTGGCTATCCAAAGACAAGCCAAAAACATTCCGTGACAACATAGACCCCAAATATCTTGGCGAAATATGGGACATCCCCCCACAACGGCAAACAATCCACCCCGCACCATTCCCCACACAACTCGTAGAAAACTGCATCCTTCTCACCACACAACCCAACGACATCGTCCTAGACCCCTTCAACGGGATCGGAACAACCACAACAACCGCCCAAAAACTCGGCAGAAAATATATCGGATACGATATAGACGAAAAATATGTGAAAGAAGCACAAATACAAGGCAAATAAAAGTTGCTTTTTGTTTAAATACCCGCTACACTAATCACACAATAAATAAACCTAGAAATACAGGAGAAATAACAATGATTACCGAAACATTCAGCCAACTTGAATTTGTGGAAAACCCCACATTCGTAACAAGAAAACAAACACGAGGACGAGTCCAACTGTTCGTAGAACAAGTAAAACAAAACCCAAACCAATGGGTCGTATACAAAAATTTCGTGGGACAAACCCAACCACTCAACAAAATCACCATAGAGGTGTACGGGTTGCGTCAACGATTCAGCGAAGTCCAATGGCAGGTGGCAGTTACCGACGAGGGTTACCAGATCATCTCAAAAACAAAATAGCCCCACGCTAGATAAACTACAACGCAATGGAAACTGCTACTAAATATCCGTTGATGCACCTCACCGCCCGAGAAGTACTACAACTACGCCAATTCACCAACCTATGTAAAGCAAACAAAAACGAACACCAAGTAACCGACCGAAAATACACGGCAGGAGCAACCGAAAAAGGCATCATCATGCTCGGCAAAGCAGGAGAAGTCATCGTCTCCCGCTACTACAACACCGAAATAGACTGGGAAATCTATATAGGCGCAGACCACGGCTTTGACACCACCATCAACGGCAAAACAACCGAAATAAAAACATCAAGCCAAAAAAACCTGATCATCAACGACCCCCAACACTGCAAATACGGTTTATGGAAACCCGAAACCGAACAATGCCTAGTCGTATGGTGCAACCAACCCAAAAACCAATGGGAAAACATCGGCACCAACACCCAATTCCAAATAATCGGCGGAACAACCCGCGAAAACTTTTTCGCAAACGCCCAAAAAACCGACTACGGTTACGGACCAAGACTCACCCTAAACGAACAACAACTCACACACCTATGAACCAAAACCGCAGAAAATGCACCGCAAAAACCGCATACAGCGGAACACCATGCCGACGACAAACCGCCCCCACAGAAAAACACTGCACAATACACAAAACAAAAAACCCACAAAAGCCGCGCCCATTTTTTAAAAACACCCCAACACACCCAGCACAGATAAACTAAAACAACCATGACCAACACAAATAAAAAACAACCCACCCCCGGAACCGAAATCCTCCAACACGCCCACAAAATCGTCAACCAAGACAGACAAAACACCTACGGACACCCCAAAGACGACTACACCAAAGTCATCAACATCTACAAAACACTCACAGGACACCAACTCACCCTCAACGACGCACTACTCTTCATGGTCTCCGTCAAACTCGCACGACTAAAAACCAACCTAGACCAAGGAAAACTCCACTACGACACACTCCTAGACACCATCGGCTACCTCACCTGCATCAACATGATCCACCAAACAGAAAGCACACCCAATGACACCACCAAAAAACCTAGACCAACAAATCAAACAACTAGAAAAAGAAATCCAACAACTCCAAAAAGAAATCCAACAACTAGAAAAAATCTACAAACCAAAACCAAACAGCCCCACGACAGATAAACCTAAAAAACAAAACCCGACCAAAAAAATTGTCGCACCACCGCCCCCTGCTATCTGACGTGTTCAAAAGGTTGACAGCCCCGCTTATGATCTTGTTGCAGTGTGTGTTGTCGTATAACCCTTATGTTGTAAGGGTTTTGTGATGCGTGTCCTTGTGCCTTTGTTGTTTGTGATGGTCGCCGTGTATTGGTTGTTGCAGTTGTTGCATTTTGTGTTTGTGACGAACTTTGAGAATGTTGTTGCAAGTGTTGTGATTGTTTGTATTGTTTTTGTTTTGTATAGGGGGTGTTGTGCCTTACAAAAATATTTCAGATCATAGGGAGTGGCAACGGTGTCATCGTGAGGATTCTGAGGCGAAGCGTTTGCATAGGCGTGAGTATGAGCGTGAGAGAAAGAATGCTAAGCGTGTGGCGCAGTATTTGTTGTTGCCTGAGCCTGAGCGGTCTCGTAGGTTGGAGGCGAATGCGAGGCGTAGGGGTTTGGGGTTGAGGTGGAGGGTTGAGCGGTAGTGCTACGGGTGGTTTGCGGGTGATACTTGACATATGACTGATAGTGTTATATAGTTTGTCATATGAGTTGGTTACTAGACATACACACAGACGCACTGATAGGTGTAGCGACAATGACGCTATGCCTGATCGTGTTACTGATAGGAGCACAATGAACGACAGATACGACATATCACCTGATAGATATCCATCTACTAAATGGTTGGTGATAGATACACAGTGTGGCAATATGCCGTTGTCTACACATGAAACTAGACAAGAAGCGTTGAGAGCGTGTCTTAGCGTTGAACGAAAAAGGAGCACACGGGTAAAGTGATAGATGTACTTGTAGAGGTAGAGAAGATAGCGAAGATCGCACAACTTCGTAAGACTGAGATATGTAAGGAAGACAATGGCATTAGCGATATGCAGTCTTTCGTTGTGTTTCAGAAGGGCGATATGTTTGAGTGTCGTCAAAGTGGTAAAGATGGTCACCCTTTTGAGTCGTTACCTGATGTGTTGAGTGACGCATACAATGATGGTTTAGATGAGTTTGACACTGTAAGTATCGTTGTGGATAGTTATGTTCGTCTCAAAAAGGTGGATAGTGTCACGGGTTATAAGCGTGGTGATCTAGAGCGTGAGTACAAGAACAACCCGAACGCACCTGTTTCTGAGGCATTGACTGTAGCGACCTATGGGTATGATGGGGGTAGCGCAGGTAAGTGTGTCACCTATGTTTATGATGACAATGGTTTACCTGAGTTCACTGTTCTCAAAGATATTGAGGACGGAGTGGTAAAGTCTGAGTTCGTAGACTTCGTAATGTCTAGATATATAGAGTTCTGTAAGAGAGGGAAAACACAATGAACTTCGTGACGGGTTTACTACTTGTGATAGTGGGTGTGTGGCTATACAACAAAGGTGTTCGCTACAACCGCCGTCACCGCCGATAACGCTACGGGTGTTATTCCCACGAGTGTTTCGCTAACCCCAAATCAAAAGCCAACTGAGGATAGTTGCCGATCCTGTTGTGACAGTCCCGACACACAGCAATACAGTTATCTTCACTAACCACTGATCCGCCCTGAGATCGTCGCACCAACTCGTGAATGTCACGCGAAGGACGGCGAACATACGCAACTAAGCCATCATGTTCAGCGAACACAGGACACGCAACACAATACGGGTGTTTTTTCAGCATCATTGCAACAAAGATGCGTCGTTCTACATCAGCGACTTCCCGTTTAGCCGACTTCTTCTTGATCGGTTTAGTTGATCGTTTGAGTGGCGTTCGTTTGAGCGGTTTGCGGGGCTTCACTAGCGACGATTTTGATAAGTTGTTCTGTCTTCGTTGCGGAGTCGTACACCGCATTTCAAGCATTCTTCCATCCACGGGAAAGATCGGCGGAAAGCCAACGGGTGTTCGCAACCTTTCATCGCATTTTCAGCCTTTTCGTTTGCGGAAACACGCAGAAACTCAGCCAAAGAAATACCCAAATGTTTGGCGCATTCCTCCCATTTCTGTTTGTCCTCAGTTGAAGCGCGAAACAACACCTGTTCTTGTGCTGTTGAAGAAAGTTCAGTCCCGTCTTCACTTTTCTTCTTTTTCCCAACTGCACGCGATCGCGTCGGAGTCAAGTCCTCGGCGACTTTGTTCATTGCTACTTCTAGGTTGTCGGGGGTGTCGCTCATAGAACTTCCTCTACATATTCTTCTGCTTGGAGAACTGCGTCACGCAAGCCGTCTGACCATTGGAACAACAGCATCGGAGCCCATTTTGCGTTCATCCACATAGGGATTTCGCCTTTTATTGCTTGTTCTTCACCGAAGGGGGCTTTTTCTGCGAGTTTCTTTTGTACCGCAACAGACCTGTCTTGCCAACTGATTTGCTCATCTAGCCATGCTTTTGCTTGATCCAACTCAGCAGTCCCGAGTAGTTCTTTTCCTAGTCCTAAATGGTTGGCGATCAACGCTACGCACGGTTGGGACGGCATCAGTTCTTGAACGTCAAGATGGTCGGTGTTTATGTCGGGGTCGCCGATAAATCTTCCGATTAGGTCTACGAAATCCTCGGGCATTCGGGAGATCAGTTCTTGGGGGGTGGGGGTTTCAGCCATATAAATACACTACCTTACTTGTGGATATATCACGGGAAACCGCTAAAAATAGGGCATTTATGGGGTTGACAATATGACAGTACCCGTATATACTTATATATATGAAACAACTACTAAACCCTAAACAGAACAACCAACGGGTAATGTTCGCAGGCGACATCCACGGCAACATTGAACACGCCGAGTGGGTAATCAGGCACGCACAACAGAACGAAGTAACGCACATCATCTCGGTAGGCGACTTCGGATATTGGGTACACAAACCATTCGGACGCAAGTTCGTGAACCGTGTCGCAGAACTCGCAGAACAAGCACAGATCAAGTTTCTGTGGATTGACGGAAACCATGAGAACCACGACATCATTCGTGACCTCACAACTTGCAACGGACGCAACAACCCGATACCAACACCTAACGAATGGTTACAGTACATTCCTCGTGGATGTCGTTTCCAAATCAACGAAACAACCTTTATGGGTTACGGAGGTGCGTACTCAGTTGATTGGTTAGACCGTGTGGAAGGCGAATCGTGGTGGCGTGGCGAACTCATCAACCCGTTTGATGTTGATCTCATCAGCAACGAACCCGTTGATATCTTGATGACCCACGAAGCACCGTATGACAACGGGAACAAAATCACCTACAAGGACGACATTCAAGTATCTATCGCACAGCGACATCTTGTAAAAGAAATCCTTGACAAGGTGACACCACAGTTCCACATCTGCGGACACCACCACACACGGGTTGATTGGAAGGACGGCGAAACCGAAGTCAGCGTTCTCGGACGCGACACAATGGGTGAGGACAGTGTTCTCATCTTTGATCTCGGCGAAGCAGACCTTGACGCATACAACGAAGTGGAATATGCGTAAACCAAAAGAGCAGATGCCACTCGCTCGTCCCAAAGACGAATACGAGACAGAAGCCGATCGTCTACTCGCATACGCACAGTTTGTAGCAGATACAAAATGCGGTGCGGTAGACCTCGGTGACTACTACTACGAATACTCGGGTGATATCACACTGCTTGTTCAGCGTGAACGGGTAGTCGCACATAACCTCAAAAACGAAACCGTTGTGATAGCAACACCACAACCACCAACAGAAGAAGAATGGGCAAACGCAATCAAATGAGCGACCAATACTTTGACGAACTGAGCGAAACATACTTCAATGAATGGGACACATTCGCAGAACACCAAAAAGTAATACAACGCGTAACAGAACATCTCACAAAACATTTCATTGACATACCGTTAGTCGCGTTGATCTATATGGACAGAACAATGAAAATGTACGGTCCGTTCCAAGACGGCGTGGAAGCGTCAGAATGGTGTAAAAACTATCTCCCACGAGGCGTTCATCTCGTATGGCAACCGTTGCGCAACCCTTACATTGCGCGCGCAACACACGAGTTCTATCTCCCCGAACGCATGGAAAACCTAGACAAAGAATACGATCACACAATAAAGGAAACAGCAAATGACATCAGCACTACTAGTTAGAGCAAACGGCGAAGTCCGACACATTGAACTCCCCGTGGACGACGCACACATCATGATCCATCACATGGTTGGCGGATGGTTTGATCTCGTCAGACACCCACTCCGCAAAGATTTACACGCATATGTCCACGACGAAGGTTTACTTCGCAAGCAGGAAATAAATGTCGCGATGACATACCTGTTCAACCAAGTACTCGTCGGCGACATTGTTCTCAGTCGCGGAACAGCAGACGGACACGAAGCGGACTTCGCAGTAGACGAAGCGACAATAGACCTCTACACGAGGTGTAACACCAACGAACAGGCAAAAGAAAACCTCCGACCGTTGATGGAAAGCATTGACACATCATTCAAGATTGAAACCATTTGATGCGCCCCCCAAACCCACTCACGGGTAGGGTTTATTGGGGGACAGACTTACTTCACCAAAAGTAAAAAACACGCGCACATAACCAGCGCAAACACGAAGCAGAAGAACGCGAACGGGACTAGCACGCCCAACGTCCTCCGCCACATGGATCGTGGTTTACCCCAACTCACAAGAGTTGGTTGCGGACGCATCTTTTACCAAGCCTCTTCTTCTTCAAGTTGGACTTGAGCCATCGGCTGTGGTTTGTTGCGTGCAGGCGCGGTTGCGGTCTTTGCTTTCGGGGTGAACTGAGCACCGCCTTCAGCCTTCTGCTTCCTGACGAACGAGTCAATGTTCCCAACAGACAAACCAATGTTGTCGGCGAGAACTTCAACTGTTGATCGCTTTGCACCTGACTCTTTGTCGTCCCACGAGCGTTGCTCCAACCGTCCCGTCACCACAACACGCACGCCTTTGGCGAGCACATTCGCGGCATCTTCGGCAAGGTTGCGCCATGCAACAACATTGAAAAAGGAGGTTTTCTCCTGCTTTTCACCATCTTGGTCAGTCCAATAATGGTTTACTGCGATACTGAAAGCCAACTTACCAACTCCTGTTGGTAGAAACTTCAGTTCTGGGTCGGCGGTTAGATTCCCAACCAGCGTTACGGGTGATGCACTCACTTCGGATCCTCCTAGTGTAAATCCCAACCCTTTTGGTTGGGTAGTTGCAATCACTATAGCCGACGCGGGACTATGATGCAACCATGCCAACACCTGAAGAAACCCGCCTAAAAGTCCGCGATCTGCTGATGGAGATCCTCGTGTCCCTCGCAGTTGATGATGAAACCACCGACGAAGAAGTCGCACAGTTTGAGGACGACATGGGTGGGGTGGCTGATTTGATGCTTGATTCGCTTGGTTTTACGGTTACATCTGTAGATAACGAAGAAGGAACTCGGTTTACTGCTTCTTTGGAGATTATTGACGGCGATCCGCTTGAGGAGGATCTCGCTTAGAACGCTGGTTGTTCGCCAGTCCCGTCTTTGGCGAGCACTTCGGCGATCGCGCGTGCAATATATTTTTGGGACAGTTTGTAGGTCTCGTGGTGTAGATCTGAGATGGCGGTGGTATTCATCACTTTATCCCACATATGTTCATCAAACAGGTTGAACTGTGCCATCAGCATATTGTCTACATCTTGGCGTTCGGCGAGCAGTTCAATATCCCAATGGTGTCTGCGTTGTATGTAAGAGATGATGTGTGAGGCGGCTATATCTTCGTCTTGTATCTCTCGGTATAGTTCGTCTAATACTTCGGTGGTGAGGCTCATCACTTTGTTTTCTTTCTCTAAAGCGTTCTGCACGAACTCTGCTAACTCTTTCAGTAGGTCTTTGGGTATTGCGACGGGTGGGAGTTCTATCTTTTCGCCTTTGAACTCGTCCCACTCAGCGTCGTCCATAAAACAAGAATACCACCCCGATTAAGGGGTGGCATCCAAGTCTCAACAAGGAGATGTGAGATTTATGCGAGTTCCAACACTGCGTGCTGTGCTGTGATTTTTGCTTTGTTCACCCAAGAATATTCTTCAATGGTTGCCAATGCTCGGTCACTTGCGTCGCCCTTGCGATGGTGGTCAAGATATTCAACTACAGAGTTGTAGATACTCCAACCGTTGAAACCGTAACCGCCTGCGTTCTTCTGTGAACCGTACAACGCACGGATAGTTCCTGTGATTTCTTCACGGTTGCGTCGCTGAGAATCTGTTTCCGTTGCTTTGATTGGGAACACTGTGTTGAGAACCTTGTCCACTCGCTGTGATGCTTGAGGGACGGGGATTGCCAACATTTGTTCTGCCATGATTTTGAAGTTCTTTGCCCATTCGGTAGAGATCTGCAACGCCTCTTGTGCGGTGTTGAGATATTCGTCTGCGTTACGGGTGTGTCGTGCGGTGAAAAGACGCTCTGCGTTCTTGATACCCATGATTACGGTGTTTTGACATACTGCCCGAACATCGGTATTTGCGTACCGAATCGGCCAGTAACCGTCGTGTCCGTGTGAGACCACGAGGTATCGTGCGATCTTGTCGTTCACACCCGTTGGGTCAATGACAAGGGTTCCCAAGTCAATACCCGCAAAGAATCGTGCTCCGCCCTTGAGAACACCGCAAGTGTCAATCACTGCGTCGCCCCTAGATGCGCCTACGACTGCCATCGCACGCTCAAGTACTTCTCGGTTCTGTCGGACATCGTAACGATTGCCGACTGTTGCGAATGGGGAGAAAGAACCGTCGTCGTTCATTCGGACGGTTGCCTTGTTGTCCTCTAGGACTACGGGTGTGCCGTCAGGGTTTCGGATTAGGTTGCCGTCGTCGTCCACGACTGCGATCTTGGTGAGTAACACCTGATAGTCCGCTTGTGCCGCTTCCAACATTGCGTCAATGGTTTGGAGACCGTTCATTGACTTTCCTAGTCGGTGCCACGGTGTTTGCGGACCCGCGTATGCGAATCGTGCTGTTCCGTCCTTGTTTACTTCTATATTTGCTGCCATCAGATACCTCCTCGGCTTCTGTTTAGTTTATACAGAATAGTTTATACGAGGAAAGGGTTGATGTCAACCTATAAAAATAAAATATTTCCCTTTATTTACAGCCTTTTGCCTTCGGGTTCCAGTTGCACACATTCCACGGACCCCAGCCCGCCTCATCAAACAGCAACTTCCCAACCTTGAGATTATTAATCGGGTCAAGCAAAGGCTCTTGGGTGCAAATGTTCATTTCCCTGCACGCAATCGCCCACTTGTTTCGTTCGGGGTTGTAGTTCACGCCGTTGATCTGCAACAGCCCCGTATCGGACTTGTTGGTCGCCTTCGTGTACCCAGTGATGTTGCAGTTCGCATCAACGATGGAACTTCCGATGCGGTTCGGGCATCCACCCGACTCGCGAAGAATGATTTCGCCGAGTTTCCTGAGATGCTTCGGCTCCCAACCGGCTTGCAAAGCCAGTTCTGGCAACCAACTTATATCTCCATGTCTAAAAACCACTGGTTTTTCAGGGTTTTTGAAGCGATCCGCGGTTACCGACGACAGCGGGGCTAACGCGATGAACTTCGGTTTTACGGAGTCATCTGGTGCGCTTGCTTTTGCGACCGAGGCAAAGAAGGTTAGGGCATATATGGAAATGATAAGTAAAGTTGCTTTGCGTATCAAAAGATTGTCCTTCGGTTTGGGGATAGGTCTCGGGTCTCTTGTGCCCGTCTATGTCAAGTAATCTTGTATCTCCAGTATAGCAAAGATTGTAAACAAACCGCAAACAAACAATGAACGCCATACTGGGTAAGGGTTTTGTGCCCTCGGGTGGATTTGAACCACCGTGTCACCGCTACGGTTTCAACACCTTATAAGAGTGAGCCGATACGAGGGCGAGATCAGAACTGTATGCCATCAAGTCCCCTCCGTGCAAACAATCCGACGATCATCTGACCAACCGACTCCTGCTTTCGCTCCACAGCCCCGCCATCCGTCGCCGCATCAACAACCCCGCGTTTGCGGCTGATCAGGTTGTAGATCTCCTCATCAACAGTTCCTTCGCACAACAAATATGTTGCGGTCACAGAACCCTGCTGTCCCAAGCGGTGGCAACGACTATATGTTTGGTCTACATCTGCGGGTGTCCACGGAAGTTCAACAAAAAGAACGTCTTGGGCTGCCGTCAACGTGTGTCCAGTTTTGGCGGCTTGGATGCTGAGCACAATCACGGGTGCATCTTCGGTTGGTTCTTCTTGGAAACGGGACTTCGCTTCTTCAACATCTGAGACCAGCATCCCTCCTTGGATCTTGAGTCCCCCAAACTTGTTTGCGAGTTCATCAACAACGTCTCGGTGATGTGCTGCGACAACAACTTTCAAACCTGCGTCTCGGTGCGCCTCAATAAACTCAACAACTGAGTCCATTTTTGCTTTTGCTGCTAGCCGTCGTAACACAGAAATACGAACCAAATGTTCGTTTGATTCGGCTTTGATGCGTGCAACAACCGCAGCGGACCCGGGTGATTTACCGATCTCCAACGCGATCTGTTTGGCGCGTTCCACCAAATATTCCACGATGTCCCGCTCTGCTTTACGGTACTCTTCCATCTGCGCGGGGCTCCCGGACACGACGATATTGGCGTGCCGCACGGGAGGAAGATCCTTCAGGACCTGTTCTTTGGTTCTTCGGATGTAGCAGTTCCCACGCAATCTTTCGTTGAGTTCATCTAAGTTTGAGTTGCCGTTGATGTTCCATTGACCGAATCTGTCGCGGAAAGCACCGCAATACCTTCGGTAAAAACCCCAAAGTCCGCCGAACGCGTTTAATTTCCCCAACACATCCAACTGAGATGCGTACTCTGCTGGTCTGTTCGTCACAGGAGTCCCGGTCAGACACAACACGATGCCATCACGCGGGGCTGTTCTGGCGATCTTGATCGCGGCTTTGGTTCGCTGCGACGTCGGAGATTTCACATAATGTGACTCATCAAAGACGACTGACCTGAAGTTGAGGTTGGTGATTTGCTTTTGCCAATGCGAGATGTTAGAGTAACCAATAACAAGAACATCAAAGTCTTTGTGTTCAGGAAAAGTTTTACGGTCTACAACCGTTACGACTGTCCTTTCGGGTAGCCATTTGGCGTATTCTTTCTGCCAATTCAACACCAAGTTCGGTGGGCAAACCACAACAGCAGGGTAGGAACCCCACACATATTCCAAAGTTGCGATCGCTTGCAAAGTTTTTCCCAACCCCATGTCGTCTGCGATGAAGCATCTTTTTGCCTCCGACGCGTATTTCACTCCGGCTCGCTGGTATGGAAGAAGTGGCAGTCCCGCGACTTCTAGATCCGCATCTGTTGATCGGGACTGTTGCACGGACGCATCATGCACTTCCTTCAGTTGGGTCGCCATCTCTTTTAGGTTTGTTGGGACTTGTTGGTTGAACTTCTCCGCCCATTCAATACATTCGGTGATGCTTGCTACGGGTGCACGCCACGCTTTCGTTTTTGCGTGCCAAGTTACGCTCGGGATTTGCTTGACTGCTTTGACTTTTACGGGGTCATAAGCAAAAGACAGGTAAATGAACTCTTTTTCTAAAGTTATTCCGTTGGTTGGGTTGAGTTTCTCGGGAAGATCAAAGGTCAGAACCTGAGGATCTATGGTGAACCCGTTTCGGGTTGCGAAGTCCCGCGCTTCAACAACTGAAGACATTGGGATACGCCACGCTTTAGCGATTTTGTCCCACTTTGCGCCGTCAATCGCTTTGATCTGTTCAACTTCTTCTCGGTCGTATGGCGAGGTTGAAACGAGATGGTCGTCGGCTAGGAAAAGATATTTCTCTGACACCTAGATAGTTTATCTATTTGTCTTCGTAGTGAGGTGCTTTGGTTACGGGTCGTGCGCCTAGACGCTCCGCTAGTAACGCCATTAGGCGGTCTAGTTCGCTGACTGTTTCGTCTAAGTCCTCTAGGGTGACTTCGGTGTCGCTCATGACTTTTTACCTAAGTTCTTTCCGCACCAATCGCATTTCTTGCCGTCGTATAGGTGTTCGCTATCTTCGTTCAGAAACTCTATGGTGCTAATCACTTGACTTCGCCCGTGTGAAAGACAGTAAATGTATTTCCCTGCTTTCCACGCTCGGGCGGTAGATGGGATTAGTTCGGTGATGCTCATGACTTTTTCTCTCTTTCTAACCACTTACAATAAAGTTCGTAGTTGTCGTCGTTGTCGGGGTTCATTCGGTGCAGGTCGCACCATTCTCCGAAGGTCGGTAGTTGTCCGTTTTGTTCGCTCACGCTATTTCTATCTCTCTTTCGTATTTAGTAGGGTTTGCTGTTAGACAGTTTGCGCATTGTGCGGTGTCGTTGTCCATACCTAAATAGTGCAGGTATTGTGACCACAGGTTTATTCCGCAGTCAAGACACTCCGTTGTGTATGGGTTATCTAGTTTCTCTATTCCCATTACTTGCACTCTTCCATTACTTGTCCGCCGTCTGTCATGCGTAGTTCGCAGTTCGGGTGTGTTGGTAGGTAGATCGTGTCACCAACCGTGAGATCAGTTCCGTAAACTCGCACAAGTTCGTCCACAACATTCATGGTGTTGCCTTCACAGTTTGTGCGTGCGATCCAATACAAGGTGTCGCCTTGTTCAATGGTGATAGGTGCTCCGTTACAAAAGAACTCGTTGTCTTGTCGGTTCTGTTCTTTCAGATAACTGAAAGCGAATACTGATGCGATAGTGACTGTCGCTGTGATTAGAACAGTCTTGACTGTTCGGTAAGTGTTCTCGGTCATTTCGTCTCCTTGTTTAGTAGTTCTATATTACAAGTACCATTATATGGGTGGGGTGTTATAAAGTCAAGAACCCTTACGCATCTCCGCAACTATGTCAGGTATCCCTAACTGCTTCGGTGAGACCTGCCAATCGGGTGACTTACGATAAATCGTGTTCCACTTCTCAAAGTAATACGAATACAACCCCGACCCGATCGGGAAAGTCCAAAACTTGTTGGTACGAAACACAACATGAACAGGGTGAGTGTTGGAGTCCCGTTTGTGAACTTCCATCTTCGCCAACGGGACTATCAAAGTTTCGGGGACGGTCATGCCGTGCTCAGGTCGGGAGAACGCGCCTGCTGTCGGATCAAAAAAATAGTTCTTCGTTTGGATTACAACATGACCACCGAAACCTCTGCCCAAAGATGCGCTTGAACAATGGACTTGCCATGCGTCGTCAGGCAGTTGGTTGTTTGCAAGACCGAACAGTTCCCAACCTCTGCGGTTGAAGACCGTAGTCCCGATGGGGACAACCTCGTGGTCTACACCCATGCGGATCAAGATTTGACGCACGAAGTTGCACGCCAAGATGCACGAGTTCTGCTGAATATTTTCCTTTTTGCGGAAGGAAACCCAATATTTGCTGACTTCTTCTAATATTTCTAACTCAATTTGAGCCAAAACGACCCCCTTTTTCTAGTTCTTGTAGTTTATCTGACTCCCAACCAGAATGCAAGCCGGGATCAAACCCGGGAGCCCCGTCATCTGAAGAGAAACGCGGGGCTGTGAGCCTGAGCCGACGGGCGGGGGCGCGGAGGGATCTCAGAAGTGTTCTGCAAACCGAACGGTGGCGGATATAAAAGTTTTTGGGGAGGTGGGCAAACAAATGTTTGGGGTGGGGTTGCTTTTTGTTGTGGGGGTATATATAATGGTAGTGTTAGATAAACCTAGAACTCTGAAAGGGGTATAAAAAGATAGTGACTGAAACACAGAACACGATCAAACAAATCTTTGACGAGGACTATCTCAGTCTTAGTCGGGTATTGCGATCTCTGAATACTGCATACGATCTTGTTGTGTCGGAACTTTTACGAACCGACGAAGCAAACCAAAGTGCGGTATACAAGAACGCATTGGCGCAAGTCAAGAAGTCAATATACGAAGCGGAGAGTGCGTGTATAGAGGCGCAAAAGGGACTAGTTGTTCCTGACTTTCTTCAAGACGAAAAGGACTTGTTCTAATGGCATCGCACACTTTGTCACACCCGTTGCGTATAGTAGATACTATGAGTAACGAACTAGACACAGAACTTGACAGCGCGATACGCGAAGTCACAGAAGCGATCCGTGTATACGGAACACCCGTTTGGGTTGCACATGTGGCGAAGCGTGTCCGTGACATTGTTCCGTCACACATCAAAGCGGAACTGTTGGCGAACGCAGAGCACAGCGAAGGTTGGCGCACGGCGCAAGACGGCAAGAACGACATTTTGTCGTGGGCGAAAGACAATGTCTTTGAGTTGGTGACTATCAAGCAACTCGCAGAAATCGGAGAAGTATCCGAAGCGACAGCACGCAAGGTTGTTACAGATAGACCCGACATCTTCATCAAGCGTGAGGGTCGTCGGTATGAAGTAAGAGATCCACAAGCAGACCGAAAGGCAGACAAGTAATGAAACTCCGTAGAAACAAGCAAACATTTGAGAGTTTGTCAAAGCAAGTTTATGAACTTCGTTCTCAGATAGAGAGCGACAAACTCAAACTCGCAGACACCCTCGCGTTGTTGGAACAGTACAAAGTTGATACAGAAGTTACCCTCCGTTGTATCAAAGATGAACTTGGCGTTTCCCCAATGTTCGCGTGGCAGGCAGACCTCAGCGTATGAGCAAATCATACTTGGTCACTTGGCAGATGGTGTATGAGGCAGACGATCATTTAGACGCGATCGTTCAGGCATACGGAGAAATCTGTGCGTTAGCGAAAGACCCGTCACAAGGTGCGAACTTTGTGACAGTCGCATACGACGGCGATCACTCCATCAAAACCACAATGCAACTAGACGAAGCGTTGAACTTGGTTGGTGTCCGTGAATAAGCGTGTCTTAGGTGTCGTCTTGGGTATCAAGATGATCTTGGTGGCGTTCTTCGGTGTCCCTATTTTGTTTGCGTTGTATCAGATACGCAAACTCGCACGAAACAACCCGACCCCGAGACAGAAACCCGCTGAACCTTTTTACGAATAACCCTGCGACACCCTTCGGGTATTCTTGCATCAACTACTAGACAAGGAGAAGTAAATGGAAACTAAACCCGACATCAAAATCACCTATGAGGTGACAGACGAAGATCGGAAGCACCGACAAGACCCTGCGTTCTATGTTTGGGACGCAAACGCACATCAACACATCGCGACCGTCACAATGGGCGACCGTGAAGTCAGAGTGTTCTGCGACGGCGAAATGCGTCTCAACCTTTGGGAAAGCAAAGAAGCACGAGAGCGTGGTGACGACCCTGAAGTTATCCGTTACTGCGACCGTCTCATGCGCGCAGGTATTGACACCGACCAAAAGTTGCGTGAAGCAGATGAAGCAGAGCGCATTGAGTGGGTCAATAATGCGTGGTTTGATCTCTACGCATACGGAGACGGTATAGTTGATGGTTGGTTGAACTGTGTTGATTTTGAACTAGACGGCATGGTTCTCAGCGCATCAGAAATCATTGAGGACGATGAACAATGGTCACAGATACAGTAAAAGAACTCACAGTTGTTCAGGTCATTGACAACGCGATCAAAACCATCTCGGGTCGGGAACTAGTGTCCTCCGCAGAGATGGTTGATCTGCTGTTAGACCTACGGTCACACAACGAACTGTCCGTAGACAGCGCACCACAAAACTAAATCCGCTAGTCTGACAGGCATGAAAGTCGCCTGCTCCATCTGCAACATAGAGTTTGACACCCTCAACACCCAATACTGCGTCAAGATACTGTCTTGGATAGAACACAAAGACGGAAGATACATTGGCGCACCTCGCAACCCTTCAACCCCACTTGGTTACGCCCACCGCATCTGCACAGAGTCGCGTAACGCGTTTGATGACGCACCAACTCTCTTCTGAGCCCCGCATCAGCGACAGATCTTCGGGACTGTAACCGCATCTTCCCGGGCTGAAGACGGACCTGGCAGCCGGGTTGATCAAAAAGTGACGTTTTTGATGGTTTTCTGAGTTGGGTGGGAAAGTTCCCAAAAACACCCTCCGTAAAACCCTTATAAAATAAGGCTTTCAAAAACCGCAAAAAAAGTTGTAAAAACGCGTTTTTCTAAAACCAGCAAAAACGTGCAAAAACTGACGTTTTTTGAACGTTTCGTCGGGTCCTCCGCGTCAGGTCCTGCGGGAGGTCCTCCCCAAACGCTACTGTTTGTCGCCAACCTGCTAGTCCCGCGTAGTTACGCGGTTTGCGGGGCTGTGAGGAGGGAAAGCCAGCGCTGCGGAACGCGGAAAGCCAGCGCTGCCGAGCGGCTTGGTGACGCTGCCGAGCGGCTTCGCACGGTCACAAAGCGGCTTCGCCGTTTAGGTTTATCCAAGTCACACTCTGTGACACCCTGTGCGTAATGTCTGTAGTAACTACTAGACCCCTAAGGAGGGCATATGAGCAAAGTAATCAGTTGTCGCGGGTGCGGTGCGGAGGTGTTTTGGGACACTAACCGTAACGGTGTGCGTTATCTCGCGGAGCGCGCAGGTCAGGTATACGAGGGTGGTGTGGGTCGTTGGAAGCAACCACACAGGCACACGGAGGAGCAGGTCGCGCGTTGGGCGGAAGTCGTCCGTCTCAACGAGGAGCGTCTCGCACAGGCGATCGCGAACGGCGAAATCGTCAAGGGTCAAACCGTTGAGGTGTTCAAGGGGCGCAAAGTTCCTAAGGGCACGGTCGGCGTGGTCTTTTGGGTCGCACCCCAAGAGGACGGTTACGGTGTCATCAAGGTCGGTTTCACCACCCCCGCAGGTGACAAGCATTTCACCAATATCGCGAATGTTCGCGCGAAGGTGGAAGCACTCTCGGCGTAATCCACACACAGGCGCAAGCCCTCACCCTTCTGTCGGGGTGGGGGCTTTTTGCGTTTCTAGGGTCGGCATATAAACTATGCCAACCTATGTCCAAGCATCATCTCCGCACAGCGGTCGCTACAGCCCTTCAGAGCAGGTGTAGACACCGCCACGGGTGCGTTGTGGTGCGTAACGGGCGTGTTGTAGCCAAAGCCACCAATAAGCGTGTCGGAGATGTTCACCACGCTTGGCGTAGGTCGCATATCCACGCAGAGATAGCAGGAGCGATATCGGCAGGGTCTCAAATATCGGGTGCGACTGTGTATGTTGCCCGAGTTCTTGCCAATGGTTTGCCCGCCAACTCAAAGCCGTGTAAAAGATGCGAAGCGGCTCTGCAGCGCTGGGGAGTTGCGAAGATCATTTGGACTTGACAGCCCCGTCACACGAAGACGCGCGCGGGGCTTTTGATCTGATCTGAAGATCAACTGTCTGAAGATGGCATAAACCGCATCAGTCCCGCGCCAACAATTCAGCGCGCGGGGCTCGCGGGCGCGGACGCGCGTCGCGGGGAGGGGCGGATCTGAAGTCCCCAACCTGAACGGTGGCGGATACAAAATATCTACGATCGTAGATACCGATCTCGGGCTATGGCGGATGAGCGATATCTCACTTATTTACCTGATCGTGTGCAGTCACACTATGCAACACCCCTTGCGTATAGTTATTTGTATAAGCAATTCCGCTTATATTTACTAGACAAGGGAGCAAATAATGTCGGTTATTACTCAAGGTGCGAACTTCGCACAAGCCACTCGCAAGGTGGGCGATCGTGAAGTCTCTTACACTTGGCGCAGTCCTTCGCAGTCAATTCAGTTTGACGGTGAGCAAGTTGGCGGACTAGTCAAGTTGAGTATCTCGCATGATTCAGATCGCAAGCAATTCAGTGCGCATATCCGTTATGCACACTACGATCGTGGCAACGGTTACGAAGTCGTGAAGTTCACAATTTTTGACACGGTGAACTATCCGTGTGGCACGGTTGCAACTCAACCGATCGCGCGTTATAGCGCGAAGGCGTTGGGCGAGTTTGAGAGTCGTGTCATTGACTATCTCAACAATGGTCTCTCGGGTGCGAGTGAGCAAGTGCGTGAAGTGTGGGAGCGTGCGACACTTATCTCAATGGGTGGAGACGGCGCACACGGTGCGTAACACTCACTAGGTGAGTCGCCTAGCGCGTTCGGCGTGGGATTCAATTCCAACTAGGCACAAGGCGTAAGCCGATTACTAAGCAACTACTACACGAAGGGCAATTTATGTCAGACATTACGGAGACGGTATCTATTAGCGAAGTCCTTGCGGAGAATTATCTCGGCATAGGTGCGATAGGTATCGGAGTTATTGGCGCGATCGTGGATGATCTCATTCATGGGCGCATTGACGACGACTTCATTCACGGTATGGCAACTAGTCGGGATGAAGTGTCGCAGGCACTTACCGATCTCATTCTGAGCGTCATACCGTATCTATACGCAATGCGCACACCTAACGGGTGGGTGCAGTCGTGAGCACTCAACTTACCTATAAGGGGTATGTCGGTAAGTCGCGTTGGCAATGGGAGACGACAAGCGATCACAATATCTTTATCGTTGGGTATTGGTATGGTGGGCGTGTTAGCAAGCGTCAGATCGTAACTATTCCCGATCATTCAACACTTGAGAATGGTTACTACTTTACGAACGACGGGCATCCGATTCCGAAGTTCGTATTTAGACACCTATGGAGTGAGGCGCAACCGAAGTAACTAGCACTCAAACAATTAGCCCGTCTGCCGTTCGGTAGGCGGGCTATTTTGCGTTAGGGGCTGATAGTAGGGGTGCAGATCGTCTGCAAGTGTGAGCCGTGCGGAGTGCTTGACGGGCATAAGTGTTGCAGTCCCAACGCCAAATAGTTCGGGCTCAGTTTGAGCGATCGCGTCAATGATCTCAACGATCTGCAAGTTATGGGATTCTTTACGCGGACGGAATGGATGGGGCATAAACGCATCCTACAGTCCCGAAGAACAAGCCGAGACTTGTGAGTCCCGCGCATCGGAAGATGGGCGCGGGGCTGTGGGCTGGCGGATCGCGGATCTGCTGTCGTGATGTCGTGACATCAACCCCAACTTGAACGGTGGCGTATATAACTGCTGTGTTTTTGTATTTAGTGCTAAGTGGAGTTGGGTGATCTAGTTATTCACAGCCTGTGGATAAGTGTGGGTATATTATGCCCCTGATATATTAGAAGTATATTTATTATTAGGTCTATAAATGACACAAACTATATGACACCGTGCGTATATAGTGTAAGTAGCGAGTTAGATAAACCTAAACAAGGAGAAACTAGAAATGGCAAAGAAAGGAAAGACCAAAGTCGCAAAGGTTGCAAAGCCTTACACGGAATGGTTGGTGCGAAATCACCTCATTCATCAAGCGACCTTGAAAGGAATACTCCCACAAGAGTATTCAGTAATCACAGAGGGCAAAACAGAAATCGTCAAGTCACGCAAACTTGACGACAAATGCGAAACCTGTAAGCACTTCAAGTTTGACTTCTTTACGAAGCAAGCACCGACAAACGGCAAAGATGTCAAGATCATCGGTTGCGCGAACTGTGAAGTGTTCATCACGGTTTATCTCAACGAACGAACACACGGCAACACGGCGGTTCACGGATATCAGTTGGCACAAGGTGTCACCGAATATCTCGGTATCGCGTGTAACTCGTGCGGATACCGTCCGTTGATCACGGCAAAGATGACGCAAGCAGAAGTAGATGAGCAAGCAAAGCACGACTGCCACGAGTGGCGGAGAAACAGGAGAAGGTTCTAATGAATAAGAAATGGAATGACGCAGACCGTCAAGCGTTCGCGGATAGGAATATCCTGAAGGCACAGCGTGTCGCAGACAAGCGCAAGAAGCGTAACAAGCAAGAATGTCGTGGGTTCAGATGGAATGGAGATGGTCAATAATGTCAGTCAGCGAATGTCTCAACGAAGCGAAGCAATGGTACGAGTTCTACACTCAGAACCCTGAAAAGGATTGGGCGTTGGAAGTGTCGTTGTTGTGGATCGTGGGAGCAAGTCGGGTGATGGCAGGATAACCCTGTCACACCGCTTCAGTAAGATAGTTATATAAACCTAGACAAAGGAGAAGCACAAATGAAAACAGTAAACCAAGATTGGAAACAGTTGTTGCGCGACATCTTTGACATTGTTCGCAATGTTGAAGGCGCAGGATTAGTGAGCGAGATAGATAGCGTTCTCACCAAGTACGACGACTATCTCCGTGTCACACCACTACCTATCCCCGTTGCGACTTGGTTAGATGAACTCATTGACCTAATGAACAATGTTGAGGGCGCAGAGTTGGAACGCGAACTCAAAGGTCTCAAACTTCCAAAAGCGTCCGCATAACAGCGAGACGCTTCACATAAACCTAAACAAAAGGAGAAAGTAAATGAGCGACACAATAGACGACACCATTGTCGGATCAACAGTTGTTGATATCCGACCAATGACACAAGCAGAAATGGACAAAGAAGGTTGGCGCAAGAATGAGATACCAATGGTTCTCGTTCTCTCTAGCGGAACTATTCTTTACCCGTCAATGGACACAGAAGGAAACGACGCAGGTGCGTTGTTCGGACTGACATCAGACGGAATATCGTTCGGGGTCTACTAATGTCAGACAAAGAAAGTTATGTCGGTAAGCGCGTAATGTTTATGCGGTCAGGCGACCCGTACACGAAGTTGAAGTGGGGAGACGAAGGTGTCGTCACCCATATTGACGGACTTGGCACGGTTCACATCAAATGGGACAACGGAAGCACTCTCGGAATGATCACCGAAGAAGGCGATCGGTTTCAGGTAGTCCGCGAAACAACCAACTAAATCAAAACCCGCAGAAGAACTCAGCCATCTTCTGCGGGTTTTATTTTGTCTCAGTCCCGTTACGCGCATCGGATGTCGGGACTACGCGAATGCGTGCATCAGACGCGGGGCTAACGCAAAAAAGAACCCCAACCCATTTCTGAGTTGGGGTTTTCTTTGTGGTTTTAGTAAACACCGCTTTCGCGAAGTTCAATCGCAACTCGCAGTTCGTGAACCCACTGCCTGTTGTTTTCGTTGATCCCGTTTCTTGCAATTTCTTGCTTCAACGCTTTTCGCATTTCTTTTATTGCTTCGTAGTTGATTTCCAACTGCGTCTCCTAACGCTTTGGTAGGCGTTGTTGCCTACATACATATAACGCACTTAGTTAGATAAAGTGTGACATACACATTTTGAGGTTCTCCGTGCGTCAATACTGTGCAACACCCTTACAGTAATGTTATATATGTAAGGAAGAACAACTAAAACAAGGAGAAGAAATGACAGAAGCAGAAAGAAACAAGGGATATGTTGATCACATCAACAAAAACCAAAAAGATCCCTACACATACGAGGAACTCAAAAGTATGGGACTCCCAACCTACATCTCAGAAAACGGAATGATTACTTGGGAGTAATCAAAAAATAAGAGGGGGGGCGAAAGCCTCCCCTTTCTTTTTGCCTAGTCCCGCGTTTGAAGATGCGGGTGCGGGGCTCTTCTTCTCGCGAAGAACCATGCGGGGCTCACGCGCGGGCGCGCGCACGAATCAGCGATCCTGACTGTGATCTCCCAACATGGACGGTGGCGTATATAAACCTCAACGAGTTATCCACAGGTTGAGGATAACCCTGTGGAAAAGATTTTCTAAAAAACACCGCACACTTTTGGGGGCTCATTGCGTAATAAAGGTATGAACAACAACAACCCGAAAGGAAACAGAATGGCAAAGCGATACGAAGTCCGACTAACAGCAGATCAGGTATTCCTTCTGCAAACCGCATTAGGTGGGCAGGTAATCAAGGACGCAAAAGAGTCCACGAACCCTGACACCGACAGCGACCGCAAGGAAACCCTGTTAGAACGGTTAGGGACAGCACAGGAACTCGCACGGGTCTTGAACCCGATTGCGCGACAAATCGTTGCGGAATATGAGGAAAATGTGGTTCAGGAGTTTGTGACCAATATGGATCAAGAAATCTCAAAAATCTTGGAATAAAGGTTGCAATCCCCCAAAAGTGGTACTAGACTATCTATCATAGATAGTTAGTCAGTACGAAATAGAAATAACCGTGTTACACCCCTCATATAGAGTGGTGGACAAGAAGCAAATAAACCAACTAAACATAAGGAGAAAATCAAATGGCACTAATCACCTCAACAGCGAAGTCAGTTCTCGCAAAGCGTGAAGCATTGGCGATCGCAGAGCAGGAACTCGCACAAGCGGAAGCAAGTTTCAAGTTGGAACTCGCAAAGGAAGGCGTGGACTACGCAGTCGTGGACGGAGTAAAGGTCGCGGTTGTGAGGGGCGAGCGTCCTTCATACAGCGTGGAACTCTTGAAGGGTCTCGTTTCGGACAAGGTGTTCAAGACTGTCACCAAGTTCGCAGTGGACGGAAAGAAGTTCAAGTCAGCAGTGGAAGTCGGTGTCATCAAGGCAGATGTCGCAGACGCAGTAACCACGATCACCGCATACGAGCAAATCCGTGTCACGGAACTCAAGGGCGCAAAGTCCGAGAGCAACGCAGACGCAGAAGCGCAAGTCGCGTAATCAAACCCTGTTACACCCCCAATGTAATGTTGGGGGTGTAAGGCAAGTAAACCTAGAAATAAGCAACTAGACCGAACAAGGTTCGGAGAAAGAAGGAAAGTAATGGAACAGCAAGTCGCAGAGAGAGAGGTGCGCAACGACCTTCCGCAGTGTTGGAAGGATGTTGAGAACGCACTCAAGGCAGGAGTAGATCGTCTCATCCTGTTCGGACCCCCAGGAACGGGCAAGACCTTCGCAGGTCTCAACTACGGTGATGTCACCGCAGGAGCGTTCCGTCTCATTTGCACAGAGGATATGTCCAATGCGCAAGTTGAGGGTCACTACAAGATGAACGGCGAAGGCGGTTGGTCTTGGGTGGACGGTAAGGCAGTGTCCGCATGGAAGGGTGACGGTTTGCGTGGTGGTCGTCTCGTCATTGACGAGATTGACAAGGCAGGTGCGGATGTGTTCGCAACACTTCTCGCGTTCACCGATAGTCCTGAAAGCGCGAAGTGGGAAAGTCCTGAAAACGGACGCACGATCACTCCGAAAGACGGTTTCAGTGTCGTTATGACTACAAACATTGAGACAATGGAGGAACTCCCTGAAGCGTTGAAAGACCGTTTCCCTGTCGCAATCCGTATCAACCAACCTCACCCTGACGCACTCAAGAAGTTGTCGGCAGACTTGCGTGAGTATGCGGTTCGTATGGCAGACGCAGGAGAGCGCAGGATTTCACTCCGCACCTTCTACGCATTTGACCAACTGCGAAAGACACTTGGTGACAAGGACAGCGCACGAATGGTGTTCGGGCGACAGGCAGAAAGCGTCTTGGACGCAATCGCGATCAACAAGGTCGCGGTCTAATAAACCCCACTACACCCCTCACCTAAAGTGGGGGGTGTAAGTAAGTCTCCCTAAGCAAGAGACATAAACCTAGAAACGAAAGAAGGAAAAATGCAGAAAGTAGAAATCAGACCACTTCCCGAAATGTTGGGTCGTAAAGATAAGGACGCAGGTGTATGGCGCGTAGACACTTGCGCACCTGTGCGTGGCAAACCAATGACGAATGTCGTCACGAAGCACATGGTTGTTCCTGTTGGTGACGAGCAGATTGACCGAGTTATCCGTGCGCACGAAATGGCACACGCACGATTTTCACCTGCGGATGATTTTCCGAAATGGATTGCGCGTGGCATTGCGACAGAGGAAGCAATGACTGTCGTTGAGGAAGTGCGCGTGAACTTTCTTATCAAGAAAGCAGGATTTGATGTTGATCTCCTCGCGGACGGAAGTGAGAAAGCGTCAGGCGTTCGTATCGCAGAAGCAGGTGATTGGACACAGGCGGTTTATATCGCGGTCGGTTACTCAATCTGTGGTGGTGGCAAAGATTTTCTCACGGGTGTCAAGCGTGTGAACCCTGCGTGGGCGAAAACATTGCGCGAGATCATCAAGGCGGTTGAGAAAGAGTTTGTCAAGGCGTTCAAGACGGGAACACTCGGTTCAACCGAAGTAGACCCTCGTCACGGTCTTGCACCTTTCGGTTTCTCTCACACCGAGCGTATTGCGGAGTGGGTAGATCGTCTTGCGAACCCACCACAACAGGATGAGGACGAGCAACAGGACGAACCTAACGGTCAGAAGGAAGGCGAAGGCGAACCAAAGAAGGACGACCCAACGAAAGACGGGAAGGGCGGTGTTGGCGCAACCAACGCACAACCAAAGGCAGACCCAAAGAAGGTACGACCTACGGAAGTCGGCAAGGGCAACAATGGTGTTGTTCCAAGTTGGGGCAAACTCATTGTCGGAACACTCCCACTCACTCGCAAGGCGCACGGCGGTCTCGGTCGCAAGCGTGTCGCGAGCAACATGGGTCGCAACCCTCGCAGGATTGGTAACGCACTCGCAGATCCCGAAAAGCGTGTGTTTGACCGATACAAGAAAGGCAACGGCGGTATCGTTCTGATTGACGGTTCAGGTTCAATGTCTTTCACTAACAAAGACATCCTTGACATCACGGAAGCAAGTCCAGGTTGCACGGTTGCGGTTTATTCAGCAGACCGAAACAATGTCAAACCGAACCTTCTCGTTCTCGCACAAAACGGGAAAATGATTGACAAACTTCCCGAGCGTAACGGCGGTAACGGCGTAGACGGAGAAGCAATCCGTTGGGCAGTGAAGCAACGCAAGCGTTCGTCCACACCGATCGTGTGGGTGACTGACGGCAAGGTTCACGGTCTTGGCACAGGTGGTCAATACGGTGGATACCACGACATCTTGGCAATGGACTGCATAAAAGAAGTCTTGAAGCACAAAGTGTTTATGGCACACAATGTCACTGACGGTCTCGCGGTGTTGAAGCAACTGTCAGTCGGCAAGAAACCGAACCGTTGGTATCCGAGATGTTGGCAGGAAACATATCTCAAACTAAATGGAAAGCGATTGGGGTAAAACCTAATCGCTTCAGAACGACATATAACTCATGTGTTATTCTGTATCGCTAGAGGAACGAAAGGACTTCTCCTTTCACCTTTCGCTTCTCCGCTCAGGGCGCACTCGCAAGGGTGCGTCCTGATGTGTTTATCGGAGTTGTTTCATCACTCCTGCGTCGGCGTAACGAATAAACGCGACACACACAGTTGCGATCACCGCTTCACGGAAAGTGATGTCAGTGAAACCCAACGCTAAAACAAGTTGATAGAAAACAACCGATACGAGCGCGATACCAATAAAGAGACCGAGTGTCGCAACAAGAAACTTCCCAAACTTCTGTGCGCCCGTCTCAACAGGTGGCAGATTTGTGCTCCAAATGTCTTCATCCCACAATGCGTCAAGTTCGTAATCAGGAACGCTGTGAGACCATTCGCTCATCTTTTTCCAAGCGTTATGATCGCGCTTGTCGTGTTGATGACCGTAATCAGACATTTGGTGATGAAACCTTTTTCAAGATTTGATGAACCCGTTGGCGTGACAGATTGAAACTGTCTGCGATCATTCCTACGCGCTCACCACTCTGATAACGCTTCGCGATCTCTGCGTCTCGCGTCATGTCGTAGCGTCTGCCAGGTTTCTGCTTCTCCCAATGCCAACCTGCGAGTTGCTCCAACGCTTGCTTTCGCTCAAGCGGTAGTTCTCCTGCGCGATACTGCTGACGGTTGTACGCGACCCATGCGCCGAGCGCGACATTCTTCCCTTCGTACACTTCAACCTGTGTCGCGGGAACGAGTGATGTTCCTGTTCTGTTGGTGTATTGCACGAGCGCATTGAAACGGTATTGCCATCTGTCTGTTCGTGAGATTGTCATAGCCCCGATAGTAGTAGGGCGAACAGCCGTTCGCAAGCATTAGTCCCGCGCCTTGCGGCGGGGGGCGGGGCTGTGGGGTGGGCTTTGTTGATGCGGGACTAGTTTGCAACGATTGTTAGTTAGCAATGGTTGGTTGTTCGCATCTAACCTGAACGGTGGCGCATATAAACCTGAATACGGATCGCATTTGGTCGGGCTGAGTGATCGCTCTAGATTTCGCTCTAAATATCGCTCCGTATTTAGGTCTAAATAGTTTTGGGGAATAGTTGCTTTTTGTTTTTGTCGGATATATAATGTGAGAGTAATAAAAAATACCTACTAAAAAATAACTGTGTTACACCCATCATGCATAATGTTGGGGCAAGCAAATAAACCTAACTAAACAAGGAGAAGTAATGCCAAACTATTGCACTAACAACCTGACCGTTTCAGGGGAGGCGACTGAGATCAAGCGTTTCCACGAAGCGATCATCAAGAACGAGGACGAACGCAAGGAATACAATCAGTTCAGTATTCTTGACAACTTGTTCCCGACACCTGAGGAACTGACAGCAACACCAAAAGGTTTCTATGGTGAGGGTTCAGAAAAGCAACTCAAGATGGAAGCAATGAACAAGAAGAACATGGAAAAGTTCGGCGCACCCGATTGGTATGAGTGGAACTGCAAGAACTACGGTTCTAAGTGGGCAGACTTTGACGGTGTGTTCGGACAGATCGCAGATACCGAACTGAACATGACTTTCATGACCGCATGGTCTCCGATTTGTGAGGGCATACGCAATGTGTCCAAACAGTTCCCAACACTTGACTTTGTTCTCTCTTACGAGGAGGGCGGTATGGCGTTCTTAGGTGGTGTGGCGATCCGCAACGGTGTGGTCGTGGCAGACATTGAGGGCGAATATCCGTCAATGAGCGACGCAGAGATTGAGGCAGACGATTATGACGCACAATATGAGCGTGTCACGAATGTCCTTGACGGCATTGAAGCGCAATGCAAAGCAATGTTGGAAGACGAGGAAGTGTCCGTCTAAATAACCGTGTTACACCCTTCCCCTACAATATGGGGGAAGGGCAAACACCCGAATAAACCTACTAAACAAAGGAGCAGAAAATGAATGCAACACTCACCGAACTGTTTGAGGATGTCAGACAGGCAACCGAAACCGCGAAACTGATCGCGTTTGATGGTTGTCACAAAATCTATGTCGCAATGGACGAAGGTCAGGCGCAATGGTTTCGTGATAACTACAACGGCGTGAGTTGTGATGATCGCAACTTCACGGGAACACCGCAAGAAATGTATGACATGATCGTCAAGTGGTATAACGAGTCGTGCAGTTTGCGTTTCGTTCACGCGGTTGAAACCAACGAAGAAAACCCGAACGACGGTTTCACAAATCTCATCCCACAAGGCGCGGATTGGGAAGACTACGAAGACGACGAAGATCAAGAAGACGAAGACATCTAAACCGTGTTACACCCCTCACCTATTCTTATGGGTGAGGGGAAACCCGAAACTAGAACTACTAAACAAGGAGAAAAGAATGTCATTACTAAAGCAAGGGATCATTGAAAAGTATCCACTCGGGGACATCCTGTTTGAGTTACAAGCAGACTCGGCGGAGGTCTATGTGGTCACAACCGATCGCGACGACGAATACTTCAACAAGTTTGTGTTGATTTGGGGCGACTATGTTGCGAATGTGTGGGAAGAGGAGTTTGATCTTCTTTCTGTCGCAACCGCACGCATGGCGACACTTCTTCATGTGTTAGAGCGTGAACCCGAAGGCGAGATCGTTGGGTTGCGTGATGTTGCAGGGTGGGCGACCACTTGGGCAATGATCGTTGAACAAAACACAGACACGATTGAGACGGCGTAATGAAAACCGTTGCGAAGTGTCAGGAATGTGATCGCGTATTTGATATGCGTGACGAGGATGAAGCAAACGACTATTGGTATGGTCACGATTGCGAGGAGCAAAAATAATGAAAACGAAAACGATTGACGGGAACAAACTCCGTAAGCAGTTGGAAAAACTTATCCCAACTTGTGACATGGATGTTGATAACGAGGGACAAGTAATCATTTACACGAACCTGAGGGAACTCAGGAACGGCGACTACAAGGAGATCAACTGATGGAAACACAAAGAGCAAAACGGAAGCACCTACTCTTGACACAAGAGATTAGGGAAAAACTCCCTCCTCTTTACAACAGCGAGAAGCACCCTGAGAAGGAAGCGATCGCAATGGTCAAGTTCTTCTCACCGTATTCCCAATGGACTTGGTATGCGGTTGAGTTTGACGGCGAGGACACCTTTTGGGGTCTCGTGGACGGTTTTGAGATGGAGTATGGATACTTCTCGTATTCAGAACTAGAGCAAGTCTGTGGGTTCGGTGGCACGATCCCTATGGTTGAGCGTGATTGTCATTGGAGTCCTCGTCCTGTAAAAGAGATTGAGGCAGAAATCCTTAGTAGGGCGGTTCGGGTGTAAAAACCCAACCGCTTTAGGTTGCAAAACATTTTTGTAACCGCTACAATAAATACACCTACTAGAAATGGAGTAACAAAATATGGGTAAGTTTCTTATCAACACCCACGACGGCACTGTTTGTGACCTCGCAGGAACGGTGATCGTAGACACCGAAACCCTAGACGACGCAGGCAAAGCACTCTTAGAGGAGTGGAACAACGGTGGCAACGACAGCACCGCGTGTGAACTCGGAGAGAAATACGGCGTGGACTTAGACCGATACACCGACAACGATCTCACCTATGCGAACTCAATCGCGTTCAGCGTGAAGGCGTTGCGTGACGAAATCAACGATCGTCTTGATAGCGGTTACAGGAGCGAAGAATATCAGTTCGCAAAAGAACTCACAGACGACCAACTGAACGAGTTGGGGCAATACATTTTGTCATCTGACTATTTGTGGAATGTTTACAGCGAGGAACTTGTTTCGGGTATCCGTAACTACGCAAGCGACATCATGGGGAGGACAATCTAATGAAAGCGCGCGACTTCAGCAACAAACTACAAGAACACACACTTCCCGATCAAGACATCTTTGGGTTGTTTCTCACCAAAGAAGACTTTGAGCGACCTGAACCAATGTTTGAGAGCGAAGAACCATATCTCATCTCTGATGAAGATTGGGCGAAAGCACTTGAAGCAATGAGTTTCAAGGGCATGGACGGCATTTGGGAACAACTCCACGAAATCGTGGAAGAAGCACTACACCGCGTTTATCTCAGTAAGGAGAACAAATAATGCACACATATCACCGACTAGCAGTAGAAGCAGACAACGAAGACGACGCAAAGCACATAGCACTTGATTTTGCGGAAGCGCAAGGATGGTCTGATTGGTGTTCAATCCCTGACGACTCGCGTATGCAAGACGGCAAGATCGCAACAAACTACAAAGACAACCCTGAAGCATTCAACGAACTCATAACGGTTGCGTGCGGATGGACACAAGAAACGATCACGAAAGCGGTTGAACTTTACGGAGATATTCCGTTGAGCGAAATCCTCACCAACCCGAAATACACTTTCGGAAGTTTCAACCAACCTTTAGGTGGACTCACAGAAGAACAGCGTGACACATACCTGAAGGAAAGTCTCGCGGTCTTCAAGATCACACGAGCGTTGAAAGTCCTCAACAGGGAATACGACTCAGACACCATGTTCTACGACACAGTGGAATACACACCCAACCCTGAGTGGGTTCACAAACGAGCAGAAACCAATCCTGACAAGCAGTGGATTGTGATCGTGGACTACCACTTCTAAACGAAGTGGCTTTATCCAAACCGAACGGTGGCGTATATGCCATCAGAAAGAAAACAAAATGGACTTCACAGAGTTTACAGACGACGACAACAAAGATGTTCTTATCCGTATGCAACACGAAGACGGAACTACCGTCACATTCTTGACAGCACCACCAGAAGTATTCCCTCAGAGGGACGAACTTGAACCATTGGTGTATGGGATTGGCGATAACAGCATTTGTGTCGCGTTCAACGAAGACATCATAGAGCGACTGATCGCAGAGTCTATTGAGAAGAACGGTGACACCTACGGGAAGCACGCATCAGCGTTCCTCCCAATCTCCCTTCTCCTCAACAAAGGTCTGAAAGCGGTTGAACAGTATTTGGAGAACAACCAATAATGTCCACCTACAGAGTCACCGTCATGGTCACAACAGATGTAGACGGCGAATACGACACCGACGCAATGACAAACGCGATACAGAAGATCCGCGCAATCGTCGGCGACGAACAAGAATGTTGGGTAACAGGAATCGCATCAGATTGCGACGGCGGATACCTGACATTCAAACAAACCCCTATTCCAAACTGAACGGTGGCGTATATAAAATGAAAACTTGTAAATACTGCGGGTGGGCAATAACAGAAGTAAACTATTCATCCCGCACATCATGGATGGATGAATGGTTTGAAGAAATCTGCGGATGGGAAAACAGAAAATCTCCACATATACCACTAGAAGAAAGAACACATAATGAAACCGTTTAACAAGATCCATTCAAAACAAATAGACATGGGTGTATGCCCACGATGTGAAGGGCTAATTCCCTCCAACGAACATCACAAACAATACATGGGCGCAATATCGCGTCTCACACGAGACAAGCACTCTAAACCGATAGAGATCTGTTCAGACTGTGGAACTGAAGAAGGGATGCAAGAACACTTTGAAGGTTTCGCAACACCAATCAAAGACTGGCCGATAATGACCAGTAACGCAATTAAACGACGATCAGATGCGTTTTACATTTTGATGGAATGGCAACAGAAGATAGATCAACTAGAAGATGATGAAGATGGCACAGAAGAACCGTTCTAAAACCAAACCGAAGTTATCCAAACTGAACGGTGGCGGAAACAATGATCTGTCACGCTCAATGCGTAACCATCCGACCTACAGAAAACCTGTGTTGAAGTTGGTTAAGTAGTGAGCGGGCTACGACACCCAACCCGACAGAAGGGTTCGTAGTCCCGCTCCACTACAACGACGAGTTTTTTAGATGGGGGTCTTCAAAGCCCCGCCGATACAAGGAAGGTTAGCAAGTCCCGCCCCCCAATAAGCGTTACCCCACATATTGTGGTCGGGAGCCCCGCACACCAACAAAAACCACAACATAACGATATATAACGTTACTAGTGGTTTTTCTTTTAAATGTGCGTGTAGCGGGACTGATCGTCTGCTATCTTGTACAACCACATCGGGACTGCGCCGAATGAAATAGTAAGCGCAATAAAGCAGTTCGTGACCCAACTGCAACGGTGGCGTATACAACCTTTCGCGCGCGATCAATAATCAAATCTTAATCTGCGACTACCCAAAATCGCGGATCTTGTTTCGGCTGCGCGTCCGCCAAAAAAGATTTGGTAAAGGTTCTCACACTCTCCAAAGTTTTAAACCCACTAGTGGTTTTTCCTCTTTAGTTAAATCAACGTGGCTACCACAGATGATTACTGCCACAACGTCCGGTCCGGCCGGACCAGATATTTATAGATTCCAATGTTGACCTTTTCAGTAAAAGGATGTAAAGTGTCTGCGATGGTTGAAGAACTGTTTCCCAATCCGAACGGTGGCGTAAATAAACCTAAACAAACCCGTCCACGGATCTCCACAAAACAACGCAACGCCAAAGCCAAAGAAATTTCCGACGAAGCAGTCAAAATCGTATGGGACTACTGGGTTAAAACAATGGGCTCCACCCGTGCCGTCCTAGACCACGAACGCAAAGTCAAAATCGCCGCATCAATCCACGACTACGGCATAGAAGCATCCTGCCAAGCCATAGACGGCTGTGCATCCTCCCCATTCCATATGGGCGACAACCCGCAACAAAAAAAATATAACGGTATAGATTTGATATTCCGAGACGCCGACAAAATAGAAGGCTTCATCCAACGATCAGAGAAACGCGACGCCCAACAAGATTTCATCAACAGCCCACGACGCAAAGCAGGCGAATAATGGATCAACAACAATCCACAGAACTAGTCAACCTCGCCTACTCTATGTGGAACAAAGAACTCCCCAACGACCCCAAACAAAAACAAACCATCTACACAGCATGGGATCTTGTCCTCCAAGACTGCCCATACAAACAACTAGAACTCATCCTAGTTAAACTAAACAGAACAGAACGCTTCCTCCCCACACCCGGCATGATCCACGAAGAATGGCAACAAACCCAACCAGACGCAGAACCAACCGCCACACAAGCATGGAACCTGTACTGCCACATACGAGACACCGTCAACTCAGGAACAGCACAACCCGACACCCAAATCCCAGTTAAACTACAACAAGTAATACGAATAGTCGGACTCAACCTCACCACAGGCGCAGACAGAGACCACTTCAAACAAACATACAACCAACATATAACAAAGCAATAACATAATGACCCAATACATACACGGCATCATCATCGGACTCTCACACGGAATCCTCCTCGGACTATACCTCGCACGAAAAAATGCCAAACACCCACCAGCCGGAGACAAACCAAAATGAAAAAACGACACGGACGCCCACCACACCGCGCACAACCAAACACAAAAACAACCCTAACCATAAAAATAGACGCAGACATCAAGAATTTGATGGTTGATCAGGCGGATGCTTTTGATTTGTCTATTGGTGAGTATTTGGGGATGTTGGTGGTTCGGGATTGGGGTGGTTCTGTTGGGGTTTAGGTCTAGGCGTGCTCGGGATGGGGATATGGTTTTTGTGACTGTTCCTTTGCCGGGGTGGTTGAAGAATGGTTTGGTGGATTTGGCTGAGGGTTCGGGTGTTTCGTTTCAGAAACTTGTGGGTTTGTTGTTGGTGAATGGTTTGCGTGATAGTGAGGGTCGGGCTTTGTTGGAGGTTTCGGATCCTGTTGAGCCTTTGTCGGGGGTGGTGGCTTATTTGCGGGGTGAGCGTAGGTTGGAGCCTTGTGGTTTGCCGTCTTGTGGTAAGAAGCCTGTTGAGGTTTTGGGTTCTGTTTTTTGTGATGTGTGTGGGGTTTGTTTAGGATAGATCCCACATTTGGCTGATTGATGGTCGGATTGGTTTGATGCCTCGGCGTTTTTGTTCGGCGGCTAGTTGTCGTGATGTTAAGCCTGCCCAGACTCCGTGCATGTCTATTGGGTGGTATTCTAGGGCTTCTTTGAGGCATTGTGGTCTGACGGTGCAGTGGGCGCATATTTCTCGTGCTTGGAGTATGTAGGTGATGTCTTTGTGGTGTTGGGGGAACATGAGGTTTGTTTTTCCGCGGCAGGCTGCGTGGGTTTGCCAGCGTTTTGTTTGTGTATCGTCTTGGGGTTTGTGGTGTTGTTGTTTCATTTAGGTTTATCTGTTTTCTGTTGTGTTTGTTGTATGTGGGTGTGGTATGGGTTTCCTGTGTTTGGGTCGTATTTGGATGCTGTGGCTAGGGCTTTGAGGGCGTGTTTTTTGGCTTGTGCAGGGTTTTTGGGGGTTGGCATGTTGTGTAGGGCGCCGAGTGCGTAGGCTGCTCCTGTGCCGAGGGCGTAGATTCCTGTTTGGTCTGTGAACCATGAGTAGTCGCCGTCTATGAGGTAGAGGGTTTGGTTGATGGCTACGAGTAGTTCTGAGTCGTGTTCGGCTTTGTTTGTGTTGGTGTTTGGTTCGTTGACGGTGTAACCGTTTTTTTCAAACATTTCTTTGATGGTGGGGATGAGTTTGTTGGTGATGAATTCGTCTAGTTTTTTGCCTTTGAGGTTTGGTGGGCAGACGGGTGGGTTGAGGGTGTGGGTGAGGAGGTTGATGGCTCTGAGGTCTCCTGCTGTGCCGATCAGGTATTTGCCGTTTACCGCTATTTTGGAGGTTTCGGTTTTGAGGGTGTTGATTTGGTAGGCGACACCGTTGCTGTCTACTGATGCTATTCGTGTGTCTCCTGCTATGAGACAGTATCCGTCTCCTTGTATTCCGATGATTGTTGTCATGGTTACATCGCTATGGGTTTTACGATGATGGGGGTTTGTTCGCCGATCCATGCGCCGATGCAGTTGTACTCTATGTATTCGTCGGCTTCTTGGTAGGTCATGCCGTCTCGTTGCATGAGTGTTTGGATCATGAGGTCGTGGTTGTAGACGGCTAGGAGTGGTTCGTTTATGCGTTGGGAGAAACCGATGATTGCGTGTTCAAAGCCGTCCATGAGTACGGCTGTTTGGTCTGTTTGTTCTAAATACCAGTTGATGTCATCTCGTGTGTAGTTGGGGTTGAATGCCATGTGTAAGTTCCTGTCGTTTAGGTTTATACGGCTTTTATGCGGGCTGTGGCTATCTGTACATATTCGGCTGATTGTTCTATACCAATAAAACTGAAGCCTTCTAGTTTCGCCGCTTTACCTGTTGAGCCTGATCCTGTGAATGGGTCTAGGACTGTGCCGTTTGGTGGTGTTACCAGTCTGCACAGATAGCGCATCAGGTCTGTGGGTTTCACCGTTGGGTGGTGATTGGCTTGTTTGGCAACACCCTTCTCCTCAAAAGTTCCCATACCAGTCACGCTGCGCTCATCGGGTCGTTTCTCCTCAAATCCGTCTAAGCCTTCGTTGCGATCTTTCTTGCTGGCTTTAGCACAATAAAAGAACCGTGCAGCAGAACCAGAATCGCCCATTGATCTGAACCCGCCTTCAGTTTCTTGTCCACTAGCAAATGAGGTGTTCACAGCCTGACCTCGTTTGGCAGGATAAGCACCACCTTTGCTGTCGGGGAATAGTTCTAGTACTTCGTCTGAACCGTCATGAATGAAGTTCGCAGGAAACCGACCCTGCGATATCACCTGATATTCAACTGTGCCTTCAGCGTTGTTGTAGTTGTTGCCTCGGATATCTGGGTATTGAACAGTTTTTGTTTCACCTGTTCCTGATCCGATACGGCATCCATCTATGTTGATGCCACCTGTGCCGTGTTCAAGAACGGTTTGTGCCACAGTTCCTTCCAATGGTTTTCGTGCCATCACAATCGGTTCGTGAGCAGGCTTCAATGCAGTTCCCCAACCCTCCCATTGCTTAGCCTCATCGGTGGTTGGTTCAAGTTTCCCTAACCGTTGCCCACCAGCGGTTTCGTCATAGTTAGTGTCACGCTGACCGTGCGTGAACTGTTGTTTAGCAATCCCCCAATTACCGCGATCTACCTGCTCACCAGATAGATTTTTGAACGCTGTTTTGTTCGCCGAACCAGTTGTCAGTAGCCCTTCAATAGACTTACTGATGTTCAACGACTTAGGGAAACCTGACCCATACACCCACATAATCTGATCACGAATCTGAAACCCTGCATCCTCAATAGCGCAAGCAAGACGATGGTAGGTGCGAGAACCACCAAAAGCAAGCAGATGACCGCCGGGTTTAAGAACCCGTAAACATTCCTGCCAAACTTCTATATTGTAAGCAATCCCTGTTGAATCCCAAGACTTACCCATAAAACCCAGTTCATATGGTGGGTCTGTAACAATGCTGTCTACAGAGTTTGTTTTTAAAGTTTTTAAAACCTCGCGACAGTCCCCATTAATGATTTGTGCCGTCATTAAAGAACCGCCATATCTGACCAACCTTTAGGGTCATGTTTCCCTACAAGGAAAGTAAGAGTTCCCGGTGTAGACCAGTTACCAGTCATATCCGTATACCATTTGGAACCACCATCATTAGATGGGCATTGAAACCTGTACCAAGGTCCGAAATCTTGTACCTGTAAATGATGTCTGTGTGCTGTCACCCAAATATCGGGTTCGCGTCCTTCTTCGCGCAGAATCTTGATTGACTGCCCGCGCAACCATTCCACCTCTTTACCACTGATCTTGTGACCGTGATGGAAAGCAACTTTGACACCTGATAGCACGGAGGTGATAACCATCTCGTCGTGCGGAATTTTCCATTGTAGTTTATCTAACTCTGGTCTGTCCTCTACAATCCGTTTCACAGTGTCAGCAAGAAACCCGCCCACATTGTCAGAGTCACTAGTTACCTGTTTCCCGTTACGACGCATCCACTCACCGTGGTTACAATGAACAGAAATGAACTCTGCTTGCTCTGCTAATGGGGCTAGTTGTCGTAAACCTTGAGACCAAAGATCTATCGCCAACAGGAGTTGTTCCCGTTGAGTGAGTTCCACTGTAAACAATTGACTTGAATACTGCCCGTCGCATCCTTCCACAGGGTCACCCATGTTCACGATGGCGATCTTCTCTATATTGCGCCCTATTTTGCGAAGTTCCTTAACCCGCTCAATAGTCGCCGTGTAACTGTCAAGAATTCTTTCAACCGTTGCGTCTACACCGCCACCAGCGGATTTGCCTAACTGTTGATCCGCCCAACAAACAACCATTGTTGCGCCCGCCTCCTTGGAGACAGGAACCGTAGGCTTATTGACAGGTTTCCATTTCTGTACATAATTACGGATTTCGTTTACTTGCTCCTCGTTTAAACCTGTAAGACTTTTGCGTCGGAATCGTGCCTTGTACGAGTAAAGCCATATCAAGTCGCGGTCGCCGTTCTCTAGGCGTTTAGATGACTGCCATTTAGACATTTTGACAGTGTCATCTACTATTTCAAAAATATTTGGATCTAGTCCAAATCCTTTGAGAACAGTGTCCCAATCTGAACCAAGTTCTGTCGGCATCGCCCCTGTGGATAACTCTCCGCCGTCTGGTGAGACGGTCGCCCATGCTTTGTCTCCGTTCGGGTGACCATCCGCATCCAAGGCGATATCAGTCAAAGTATTTTTAAGTTTGCTCATTTTGAGCCTCCTAGATTGTTCGGGAAGCATTGGCATTCTTTATGTCCGCCTTCTCTGAAGCATCCTCGTTTTTGGTTGATGGTTGTTCGCGAAATAGAAAAACCTTCATCAATGAGGGCTCGGTGTATTTGCGAATTTGATGCTGGTGACTGCAATGCGTTAAGCAAAGCGATCTGTGTTTCAGGGTCTAATTGCTTGTGTATTTTGCCTACTGGGCATGGTGCGCTTACTGTTTTAGACATCTGCGAAAGTTTGTTGAGCAGGTCTTTCTTTGACTTATCTGGACTAGTCATGTGTTCTCCTGTCTTTCTAGTATGACATATTTCTACAGTATTCTTCTTTTGTCAAGCACTGTTATTCGGTGCGAACAAATACAAAAGTAAAGTAATAAAACAAAAAAGGTTTTTTTGAAAAAATGTCACTGATATCACTGTGATAATGTAAAAAATGTGGCGTCCAATCATGACAACAGACGAGATCATGCGATACGCGGACCACTAGAAAGAGTTGTCAAAGACGCCCAAACAAAGAACCTTTCCGCCAAACAACTTGTTGAAGCAATCCTTGAAGAACTAGACGAACAAAACATCATTGCTTACACACCTAAAAGCAATGTCAATCTGTTAACCCCACCGGGCAGAGTTCTGCTTTACCTGATGCAAACACCCGGTCTGACCGTCCGTGAACTCGCCACCACATTGGGGGTAACGAACACCTCAATCATAAAAGCCATATCTTTATTGAGCAAAAACAAACTAGTAACAAGAACAAAAGTCAAAGGACGCTACGAATATCGGATAAACCTAAATAACGCGATATATCACCCCGACTTACGTAGGCTCATACGCACAATTTCAGAAGCCACCTCATCGTCTACAGTGATATCACCATGAGTTGGACATTGATAAAAGGCGTAAACATAGGGGAAATACCCCCTACCCCCACGTCCCTAGACGAAATACCCGAACTCTCACACGCCTACAAAGAACTTAAAAAGATCGCCTACCGTCACGGTCTACCAACCGCATACAAACAAGAACAAAGAGGCAGACTCGTACAACATATATTCCCTATACAGAAAACAGAATCAACTCAAATATCGTCCTCATCTAAAATAGATCTAGAACTACACACAGAAACAGCATTCCACGTCTACTCGCCATCGCATGTATTACTAATGTGCTTACGGGAAGATCTAAACGCCGCTACAACATTTGCAACCGTAGACGACATTGTTTCATCTCTAGACGAAGAAACAATCTTTTACTTAAAAGAACCGTTGTTCGTTACAGCAATTGATGAAAGTTTCCGAACACACGGAGAACCAAACAAGAATATACTTTTACCGATATTGACTGAAACAGCAGAAGGTCTCAACATCTGTTTTGACGAGTTCTTCATGCGAGGGAAAACCTTTCAAGCCCAAGAAGCACTAGACAAATTACTCAAATCCATCAAAGAACACACCAAAGAAATAGTTCTGCAAACAGGCGATGTCTTGATTTTGGACAACAGAAAACTTGTTCATGGAAGAAAATCATTTAAAGCAAAATATGACGGAACAGACAGATGGCTCCTCAGAATGCTCGTAATATCCAAAATGCCACCCGAAACACAATACGTCTACGATGACCACATGATCATCATCACAGAACTGTAAAAACCGTGTTCAAACTCATAGAAAAATTTTTCCGCTCATTCGTGGCTCAAACACCACCCCAATGGCAACAAGCAGAAGAAGGCACAAACGAATACATGCGCGACAACGAAGCAATCAAAGAAAACATCTACCGAAGTTTCGGCAAAGGGTGGATGAAACAAATTGAATGCGAAAACGGTTGGATTGAAATTATCGCCGACTGCCACAGCGAACTGCTTTCGGTGGATCCTAACTACACGATCTTCCAAATTAAACAAAAATTCGGAACCCTGCGTTACTATGCCGAACCTTCACAACCTCAATACTCAGACAGGTTTAGAGAAATCATAGATAAATATGAACAACTTTCTTCCCGTATCTGCGAAATTACGGGCGCCAAAGGAACGCTTATGAAACGAGGCGGATGGTATAAAACCATGGAACCGACACTCGGACGCGTATTGGGATATCAAGAAACACAAAAATAGTTATGATCGTCATCGGTGTGAGAGATTACAAATGTCCTTGCAACATTCCTGTGCCTGAAAACCCCGAATGTGGTGATAAGGGCGCGGAAGACGACGATTAACCTTTGATATCATTAGATAATGTCCCTCACAAAAAAGTCTTTTCAAAATCAAAGCGTTCTAGTCAATGAAGCCGAAATTGACGAGATAGTTAACGCGCCCTTAGTCCCCGACTCGGAAAAGTTTCACACAGTAACAAACAACGTAGACAACCTATTTGTATGGGATTACGAACGAAACAACGGTGCTCTAAACCGTATTTACGATAAAGCCCTCCGAAGCCAATGGCTAGCATCAGAAATTGACTGGTCAATAGATGTAGACAACGAAAGAGTAATTGCCCATGATCGCGCAGACCTAGGACAAACACGCGACGACTCATTCTATGACGGCACTCCTATCGCAAAATGGAAAGATAAAGAGTGGAACGACTTCGGTCTTGAAACACGCCGATGGATGCTCTCAAACTTCCTGCATGGCGAACAAGCCGCGATGATATGTGCAGCCAAACTCATAGAAACCGCCCCCTCTTTTGATGCGAAAATGTTTGCTACCACACAGGCTTTGGACGAGGCACGCCACGCAGATGTTTTCTCCCGCTACATCACCGAAAAAACTGGTGGAATGTATCAATCAAACTGGCATTTCAGGCAACTTGTTGATCTCACCATTGAGGACAGCAGATGGGATGTCACCTACCTTGGAATGCAACTCATTATTGAATGCTTAGGATTAGGTATCTTCGGTTACCTGCGAGAAATTACATGCGAACCGCTATTGAAATCAATCCTAAAAGGAGTGATGGCAGACGAAGCGCGCCATGTTGCATTCGGTGTTATTGCACTCAAAGATATTTACGCCGAACTATCCGACAGCGAAATGATGGAACGCCAAGAATTTGCTTTACAAGCAGTAGTGCACCTAAACAACAGGCTCATTCAGCAGGAAGTATATGAACGGATGGGTGTTGCTTCAAAAGATATAACGCCCGTCCTTTTGCGTGACCCCGGGCAAATCATGATCCGCAAAATGCTTCTCGCAAAAATAGTTCCCAACTGTTCAAAACTTGGGTTGCTTGACGGAAACAACAAGTATTTACGCAGAAAGTTTGAGGAACTAGGAATCATTGAATTTGAAAACGCTGTAGGTGAAACCGAAGACGATTTCGTCAAGTTCATACACAAATATTAAAAATGACAGCAAACAAAGACCCTAATGAACTGGGGCTTCAAACTGCATATGGTTACACCAAATCCGCTGACCTTCAAAGGTTCTACGACGACACTGCTAATGGATATGAGAACTACATTAAAGAAACAGGGTATGCGCTCCCACATCACCTTGTAAATTTTCTTCTTCCTAAAATACAGTTAAATAAAAAACGGATACTTGATGTTGGATGCGGTTCTGGAATGTTGGGAGAATTGCTAAATAAATCAAACCCGTATTTCATTTTAGAGGGTGTAGATTTCTCGTTGGAAATGATAAAAATTGCTGGAGAAAAACGAGTTGACCCACTATGTCTTAGACCAGACGCAGGGAAACCGATTTATAGATCTTTAATAAAAACAGATCTCACCACTGACTTCAGAATAATCAACGAAGAAAGATACGACATGATGGTGAGCACAGGGGTTTTCACGACAGGTCATTTAGGATTTAATGATTTAATGAACCTTCTGCCATGCGTAGTCAGCAACGGAATAATTGCCGTTACCGTAAAAAAGAATGTTTATGAGGATGAAGAATTTGAAAAACGATTAACAAGCGCATTTTGTGCGGGTATTATTTCAGAATTTACAACCGAAACAGTAGATATCTACGACAACGATATTTATAACGATCAGTCTTTAATTCTCTATTTTAAGAGGATTTAAAATTCCAAAACCGCGAAACAGAAAATCTTTGACCATTTCTAACGGTTAAAACAGCATGCCTGTAAATCTTTGCTGTAGGGAAAAACACGAGCATTCCCGCTTCTGGTTTGATTGTTTTATTAAGACAATCAAAATATAACTCTCCACCATCAAAATCATCATTCAAATAAAAAACTGAGGTTATGTCTCGTAAAACAGTTTTATTTATTGTTCCAACATGTTCTGGAAATATCTGCTCGTCTGTATGAGGTGGGACTGAACTCCCCTTTAGCATGACCGTAATATTAAATTTTGTCTCTGGTTGAAGGTCGCCGAATACACTTTCTATACATATTTGATCTTTGACAATATGTTTAGAAACAATTTCGTAAAGTTCAGCATTAACCCCATTTACTGCATGGGGAAGTTTGAAAATATTATTCCCATAGTGTGCTTTAGCCGCTTCTAGTTTTGCTATTTCAAACGGACTTAGTACTTCACGATTACTTACATTATCAATATTTAAACTATCTAGACCGTCGGCAAACAAGGGTCGTATTTCATCTAAAAACTCTCTACTAACAAAATTTGAGACGATATGAATATTCTCTTCCACACAATTAGCCTTGTGTTGCTATCCACGCCGAGAATGCCTCATCCTCTGTCGGGATAATCCAAACCTGACAAGAACCAAGATCCTTGTGTCTATCGCCAATAAAAGCCCACGCGACAGCCATCTCGGCGCTCGGACTCACAACCCCAACATTACAGTCAAGACCGTAAACAGTTAGAAAATACTCAACCACACACGGTGCATCATCATGGGCGCAAGGTGAGTCGGTCACCCCCTTGTTCGGGCATTGAGTACCGACAATTTCCAATTTGTCTTTGCTTAACAGCAATGAGACAACATGACCGTCGTTGTGCCACTTTATTTCTTCATCGGTATTAACCATAGAAAAAGACTACTTCGTTTAAACTACAAAAAACCCAATCAGCACCCCTACGCGCAGAAGGGGGAAGGATCCTTTCCTGCTCTCTATTCTACCACTCAGTCCGCTTCTAAGAAAATGCATTCCCCCGGACATTCCTCAGCAGCCTCAATAACATCATCAAGTCTATTTTCGTTGAAAGATGCCAAACCAGCGGCGCCCTGAGGGTTCCCCACAGCGTCCGCATAAATCTTGTCCCCTTCTTTTACATACGCAAGACCGTCTGGCATCATGTGAAAAACATCTGGGGCTATCTCTGCGCACAGTCCATCTCCAGTGCATAAGTCCTGATCAATCCAGACTCGCATTATTTTCCTTCTAAATGATCGGGAATTCCGTTTCCATCTTTGTCTTCAGCGTTACGACCTGTAGAAATCATCAATCCAGCGAGCGTTCCTGTAATGAATGTCGCAACAGATGAAAGAACACCAAAGAACATCTTGTCATTTTCCGCCTGAGCACCAATTGGTTGCGTTACGAACACGAGTGCCCAGAGCACTCCGATTGTTGTAATCATCAATACGAAACCAAGCATGCAACCAATAATGAATTTAAGACGAGCATCTAGTTCTGCTGGTGTAAGACGCTTTTTCATGGCGCGGTTGTCTCCTCCACTGGAATTGTTTCTACGGTTGTTTCGCTCGGATCCCATCCAAGAAGCGTTTTTGTACACGCGCCATCTACTTCGCATATCGGTGGATTACACTCCTCTTTTCCCCAATTTACAGGGTCTTGACATTCATAACGATACTTTCCGTCATAACCACAGGCTGAAACTGCAATCAGCATGATTGGAAGAAGTTTGATTAATCGTGTTGACTTGTGCATGCACTGGCACCCATCAATTCGGCGCAAGGACAATCGTTCGCGCACCAAGTTTCACAACTGCAATGTGCACATTGGCACTCAGACTTTTCGTGGCTACCGGGGGGCATCATTTTCCTTTGCTTTCGCTGGTGCTTTTTTGTCAACCTTGTTAAACACATCATTGATTTCGGAACTTGAAAGTTTTCCGTCTTCAAGGAATGCGCGTGAGAGACCTTCAATTACGACTGCAACCCCTGCAATTCCAGCCATGAAGACAGCCTTGAGTACTGGAACGCCAGCGATAGTTCCTGCACCGATAACGCCAAGACCAGATGCGGCGAAAGTAGCAAGAATTCTAAGAAGGACATTTACAACCAAGTCTTTTTTCATACGGTTTCAACCTCTGTAAGTTTCTTATGTTTCATCACACATCCAACGCCACAGTAAAGAATGTTTTTATATTCGCGCACCATTCCCTTACCACGACTACTACTGCACACTGGACAAACATGATGGCACCCTTGTGAGCCGATATAGCGAACATTGAACCCTGTATCAATTTTTTTGACAGGCACGGCAGACTCGGTATTGCGTTTCTTGGCGGGCTTTTTGCTCATTTCTTTTTCCCGCCATGAGACCGTGGATCGTTCAGATGTGCATCCAGTTTGTGTTCTACTACAGCGATGTCTGCGTCAATATCTTTGATATCTGCTTTAAGGTCTGCAAGTTTTTCTTTCACATAACCATGATCACGAACATTTTCTCTGCGCCCACGCTCTATAAGGAACATTAAAAGACCAAATGCACCAGTTACAACAGCAGCCATCGTCGCGTCCATGCTTTTTACTTCTGCTTCTTTTTCTTCGCGGTTGACTTTTTGGCTGGCTTAACTTCGGTGACTACAGACGATAGAAAGTCAGCGTTGCGAACCTCCTTCACTTGTGCTTCACCTTGCGCGTAGCGACTCATTTGAGACCCAGCAGTTCTTTTACTTTAGGTCCGACTATGGCGTCTTCCTTAAGTTTGTTGGCTACTTT